GATCGTCTCTCCAAAACACGGACCTGTATACAGTTCTATACTTCCCCAGAGCCAGTATCCTGCCTTTCCATCTAGCCAGCCTATAAGCGCTATCAGGCTCGATGCCTAAAGCCGAGAACTGCAAATCAAACAGCGTACGATCGCCGTCCCATACAGTGGAATGTTTATCGGAAGTGACAATTCTCCACTTGCGGTCCGGCTCGACCAGAGTCGCTAAGCGGTAGGCGGCATTGACGAGAAAGTGACAAGCACCATGCTTGACATAGGCCCAATAGCGGGGTTCCGGTCCACGGCGACCGTGACTCCACCGCCAGTCGCAGGATTCAAACTGCGCAGGCAACATTCCCGGTTCGAACCGATTGTGCCATCGATCATACGTGAGCTTGTTGAAATCCCGAACCAGTACGCGATTGAACTCCAGATCGGAAAGGTGAGGAACGATCCGTTTGGTCCAATGGCGTTTGAAGTCGTAATAACGCATGGTTCTCACCGCTAATCCCCCTTCGCCCGTTCCTTGAGATATCGTGTGAGAATAAAGCGGATGAGACTTGCGAGGGTACGCTGTTCGGAGCGAGCACGCTTCAGCGCTTTGGTGAGGAGTTGCTGATCGATCCTGAATCGGTATACTGTGATCTCGTGCATGACCACAAGTGTACCCGATGTGGTCATGCGTGTCAAGAGGGATGATTATGTCCCCGCCATCCCCGCCGCGGCCAGCACCTTCATAAACTTCGTGATCTGGTCGTTGGCCTCTTCGAGATCCTTTTCCACGGCCTTCGCCGACTTCACAGCCGACAGCATCTCCGTGCCGTTCTTGATCCCCAGCTTTCTCAGTTCGGTCGCCTGCTCGCCCGTGATCATCACAATCGAGTCGTCGGCGAGTGCGGCCAAGTAGGTGGCGAGTGTGATCATGAGCCGACCTCTGAACTTTTCCTCCAGCTTAGCGCGGACTTGGGGGTTCACGAATATCCCCCACTTTATATCGGTTATCGTGGGCTGTTCGATAAAGATTTCGTTGGCCTTGACCATGTCGGCGCCGAAGCGTTGCAGGTCGGCACCCGTTAGCTGATGGCCAAAATTGCATTTCAGTACGTGCCCATCGCGCAGGATCGGCGATTGACTGTTGCCGTTCTGACGGCAAATTGGGCACCACGTATAGGCTTTCGCCTGATCTAGTTCCGTTACGAGTGTTGGCATGTCAGTCGTCGTCTCCTACGCCGATTTCAGAATAGTCAGTAGCTGTGTCAGTATCCGTGTCCGATCCCATCATTGATCGTTCATCGCCGAACTTGGCCCGCATGTGGATCAGTTGGCGCATGCGGTTGACGGCATCGGGATTCGCCATCTGATCGCGAGAACTGAGTCCGTGGACGCTTTGCAGTTCATGCTCAGCCCCGGTGCTGTCCCATGCCGGAGACCAGATGGTGTTCCATTTTCCGACAGCCAAGGGCACCACTTTCCACTGGTTGTGCAGATTGGGAATGCCGTGTTGCTTGCCGATGTCGTCGATCCGCTTCCATCCGGCGGCTTCTGAAGCGCACTGCTCCACCTGCACGCCAAACTGGTTGAACACGGCGTAGATCGCGGGCGCCTTTGGCAGCAGATGGGCGTGCTTCGCGCCTTCGCCCGCGATGCCTGACGATTCCGCCCATTCCTGGCGTTTCCCGGACTGATGGAGCGCGCAGATGGCTATGCAGTTGGCGCACACCATATCGTCATTGTTATCAATGCCCGCGGCCTTGATCTCACCCTCGTAGCGGCCAAAATCTCTCATCTCGTTAATCGTGTGGCGGTTGCGGATTTCAATCGTCTTGTCCAGCATGGCCTCGCCCATGCGGTTGATCATGTCCTCGCGGGTGCGGGTATTGGTGAGCCAGTGGATGTGCTGGGTGGCGATCCCCGATACCTTGTCCATGTGCTTCCAGCGGTAGATGTTCGGGTAGTCGATGACCCAGCGCAGTTCGTCTCCTGTGGTCACTCCGGCTGCTTGGTATTCGACCGCGATCTCGCAGTTGTGATACCAGTGCCCGAGCGCGGCCACGACCTTGGCGAAGTGAGAGGCATTGATGAGGCCGTGCCACTCGGCAACCATCACGGTCGGCTCCATGCCGTAGCCGATGCGATAGATGACAGCATCACTATAATCGCGCCCATCACCAGACGATACGTCCGATCCGAGATAGTATTCGACAGCCTCATTGTCATCCGGGATTTCCCAGACCCAGAGACGGTTGAAGTATTTCGGCTTGTCGAGAAGCTCGTCCGGGACGGGCTTGTGCAGTTTGAGTATCGGCGGATTGTCGGGGCCGTTGTACTCGATTTCCCCGATCAGGATCGGATCGCGGCAGTGCTTCTGTTCCTGCTCGTTCAGGCACTTTCGCGGGAACGCGCAGAATCCCGAGGATATGAACGCCTCGCCGGGAGTGACCGGATAGGACTCGTAGTGGGACTCGTCCGAGCCCGTGGCGTTGATGGTCTCGACGATCTCGTTCCGTCGCCACTTAAAGAACCCGAGCGGGATGGTGAAGTTGTCCTTGGCTTTGACGTTGTGCCGGAGAACCTTTTCATCGGGAGTGAGCGCGAAGTTTTCGGACTTGTATACGGGAAGGGAATATTTGCGCACCTTGTATACAGGGATGAACAATGCCCGCCAGATGGACTTCCCGGCCTCGGCGGCCCGCCACAGATTGTAGAACAGGCCGGATCGTCCGAATGCCGTGGACTCGATAAACCCCACCATGTCCGGGGCATTCAGAGAAGGCTTGATATCGGCGGTCCAGACCTGTGCGTCCGGCCAACGACTGACTTCCGAGCCGAGAAAGTTTCTGACCGTTCGCCCAATAGCCACGCCCGTGGATTTTTGCGCGTTCGAGATGTGCAGAGTTGATCCCAGTCCGGGATCGACCGTGCGCAGGTTCTCGTCCGAGCGCTGAAAGATGACTTGGCGGCCTTGTTGCTTGGACAAATATTCGGGCTTCAGAAAAGGAGGGAGCGCGTGGTAAGCGTCCATCATGCGCTGGTAGATTTCGTCAGACACCCGGTCATCTTGGGCCATCACTAGCGAATAGGAGTTGGGCACGAATATGGTGGCATGAAATATGAATGCCCCTTCCCAAGTCGTCGATCCGGCCTGCCGGGGCTTGAGGATGATGAGACGGATGCACCCCTTCGTGTCCCACTCGATTTGCGCTACTTCCCACACGATCTCCTGATGATCCCAAAATGGGGAGAGCGTTCGCATGCGTCCGCGCTCGTCGCGGATCACGTAATAGTTCTCTATGAAGTAACGTCGATCGGTTATGCACTTGGCAATCTCACCATCGATCCACTGGCTTTCATCGGATGTGAGGGAATCCCAGAACCGGGGCATGGCCTCCAGTTCGGTTTTGGATCGGGAAGTGGCGACCAGGAATTTTTCGTCAAGGACTTCGAGGTAATCGTTGAGCGAGTCGTCTTTACGAGGCACCCTCACGGCATGGACCTTTCCGCGCCGTCCGCGTCCTCGATCTCGGCATCGGATGTGCCATCGGCCAACTCGTCAGCCAACTCATCATCATCACTGTCACTGTCACTATCGTCTACGATCTCGTTCGCTTGTCCGTCGCTCAGGAACTTCACGTCCCCGGCAGACAGCACGCCGCGCTTCTCCCTGACCCGCTGCTCGAAGGTCTTGATCTGACCAGTACCGTTGCCGCCTCCCGGCTGGTTGTTGATCCCGATATTGATCGCCGATCCACCGCTCTTTTCGCGCACCCTCCCCACCAGCTCCCCTGCGGTCTTGATCGCCTCCAGTGCCAGCGGATGATCGGGCTACATGATGGGAGCGCCGTCCCGGTCGTATGCGCCCGTGAACCGGGTGGCGTGCATGGCCTGCTGAATGCGATTGCCGGCGCCACTGACGGCGGTAGCTACCTCGAAGTTAACAGTGGTTTCGATAATGTCCGCTGATAGTGATTGACGCATGGACTCGAAGCCGTCTACGGCCTTCTGCACGGACTCGACGTTGGTATGCAGCCGGTCGGCGATTCGTGCGGGATCAAGGCCAGCTTTGTGCATGGCCCACGCCAGACGCTCACGTTTCGTCGCCAAATGATTGAGAGTCAAAGCCTGCGATGGCTGAGGATGCGGAGGAAGTGGACGTTGAAGAGTCTGCGGTTGCGGACTCGGACTCGATTGCGAGGGCTTCGGCGTCGGACTCGGCTGTACGGGATCGGCTGACGTAGCGTTCTCCGGGGGATGCGGTTGCGTAGTCTTCGGGCCCGAGACCGGATGCACGGGCGCGTTCGAGGTCACCGCCCGAGATGCCTTCTTCTTGCCGGATATGGTTGAGCGTGTCGATGATGAGGAGCGCGACTTTTTCATTTCGGGTCGCGACTTTTGCAAGTTGCGGGATGACGGCGATGATTTCTTTAGCTGCCTTTTCGATTTTATCGCCATGGACGGAACCTATCAGTCCTTCAATCCGTATACACTGCGATTCCAATTTTACACCCGAGTCACGGACGGTCAAGGAAAATGAAGCGATTTCGCGGCGGACAAGGATATGCGCGTATATCAATGCCCCTATGGCCGCGAGCAGTAGAAGGGCAAACAGTGCGGCGAGGACGCTGATGACGACGATCGATAGGGGACTCACAATCTCATCTCCCGATACTTGTCGATGTCAAGCGGCGGCCCGCCAACCTTATCGATCAAGCGCTTCAACCTCTCCAAGCACTCGGATTTGCACCAGTCCAGTTCGGACTCGGGCATCTGCGCGGTAGGCAATACCTGATCTTCGCGCAGACTCAGATCGAATACATAGCCGGAGATGTTTACGTATGGGCCGCAGTTCCCTGGCCACGAACTGTACAGGTGCCATCCGTTCGGGATCGTCGAGTACGCCAGCCACTGCCCGGCTTGCGCGTCCATGTTCTCGAACCTCTTCCATCCCGTCCAGCGGATTCGCCAGCCATGATAGGTAAACTGGACGAGCGAGTCGGACGGCATCGGCATCGGTCCGGGAATGGCCAGCGCCAGCGCCGGAGCGCCCATGGCAATGCGTTTGATCAGGTCGCGACGATTCATACTCGTCCTCGTCTATCCTTAGTTATCACATCCGTCGGCTATTTCTTGGCCTGCTGGTCTTTCACCGTCCACTGAAACCAGTGCTCTTTCTCCTCAACGGTGTGAGTCTTCACCGTGTCGCCTTCCGAGAATTTAACGTCGTCAGCGCCCAGCACCCGCTCCAGCCTGAAAATGCCGACGAATTCCTTGGAATAGTTGCGGTGATCGGAGGAGTTCGACGGATACATGCATGGATAGTGACTACCGCTATACATCGAGCACTCCGCCGTCAACTCCATTTTGGCGTCCGCAAGGCTAGCATATGGGCGCATATCGTACTTCCAAGAAGCGCTGCCGCAGGATTGCCCCTCCGACCACTGCGTCGTTCCGGAAGATGTCAGAGTGAAGCACCCGCCCCAACTGTTGTCCCAACTTCGCGTGATGAGAATGTACTCGCCTTGGTAGTTGTGGACGGGTTCATTCGAGGGGGGAGCGACGGGGTATCCAGCGTTAGTTGCTGTGATGCTGCTGGCCGTTCCTGTTGCTCCTGTCACCCCTGTTGATGTCTGGGCGAATGCCGTTAGCGCAAATATCGAAGCGACTAGACAGCACAAAATCGTTTTCATACTTCACTCCTTGCGTTCGTTAGTTGTCACACTCATGGATCACGATCACCGTGCCGTGCTCCGTCCACTCATATCGCGGGCAGCACCAGCACAGCAATCCCAATTCCCGAGTATCGTGTCCGCGACCGAAATCCGGCAGGACGTGGATAGCGCCCCGCTCGTCGGGATACAGGGTCATCCATTTTCCCGTTACGGATTTGGCCGCGGACTGATTGTCGCTCGTCACACGATCTCCTTCTACTTTGCGCCAAAGAAGGTGTGCAGGCAGGGCAGCGCCCTGTAGGCCACTTCAAGGTCGTTCAGGAGCGTGTGTATTCTCGACTGAGCCGCCGGAGGCAGGCTGTCGTATTCGGCCCGCGCCATCTCCCACAGGGGACTAGCTGAGGCTGTCTCCGCACAGCTCACGGGCTCGGTTACGGGCTCGGTTACTGGCTCGGTTGCGGTTGCCGGAGTCGCGATCGAATCCGTATCGGGTGCGGGCGGCACTGGTGGTGTCACTGCCGTGCTCATGCTGGTGTCTCCTTGTCGATTTTTGTTTTTGTGATGCTTGCTCATAATCAAATAGTACTCCTATCCCTGCTCGATTATCCCTGCTCGGCTGTTTTGAACTCGTGCGGGTAATCGACCGACGGTATCGGCCTGCCGAGGAATCCGCATAGTTCCGGCCAACCGGACTCGGGCATGCGCATGATCAGCAGGTCGTCAGGGCGATCCCTGAAATATTCGACCACATCCCCGTTGTGCTGCCGGTACCTCGCCAGGAACACCTGTTCATCGAACTCGGTCGTCCCGTACACGATCTGGTGTATACGATTCGTGAACGCATCGGTGTCCCAACTGGACCTGAATTGGTTCCTGTTCGACCAATGATTCCTCACGCTTGCCAGCCACTTCTGTTCATCCCTGACCGTCAATATGAATTTTGATCCCGGGTACGCCTGATCCAGTTCCTTGTACAGTATAGTTATCGGCAGGTCACTGACCGCGTACGACTGCTCAAGCGTGACTGACCGCCCGGTGGTCGTCATTTCCCGCCAGATTCGTTTTGCCCACCTCGCGGACTTCCAATGAGCGGAATCGTAACCGAGCGCGGTTAGTGCCTTATGCAGACTGTTTGTTGCCGTCTTGTGCATGCCGATGCCGAAGATCCGGGTCGGCACCGGGCCAAGCTCAATCGTCGTGGGATCAAAGTTGCGATACACTGTGCCCACGCCTACCCTGCCATAGTTGGCTATGGTCGCGTCCGATGGGTTCTCCATTTCCTGCTCGTACTCGCCGACCTTTTCGCGGGCGTGCGGGTATTCCTGAAACCGCTGGCCGTCCCCGTGGACTACCGAGCGGAGATAGTCGCGGGGGATTTCAATGGCCGTATAGCCCAGCCGTTGCAGACGTGCATTGAAGTCCTTGTCGTCGGGCGCCCAGGTGTCGAACCGCTCGTCATATCCTCCGGCGTTCAGGAACTGATGAGCGGTAACGACTATCCTGCCGTTACACCCTCTGAACTGCCTGCCCTGTCCGGGGATGATGTTGGCGGCCAGAAAGATACCCGGCGTATGGCTGTACTGGAATCGTTCGGCTACGCACGCGGCGAATCCGTTGCCCGTGAAGTTATCGGCGTCCAGATTGACGAGGATGTCCGCGCCCTCAAGCATGCCCAGCCTGTGCGCCATGTTCTTGGCAAATCCCATCCGAAAAGGCCCATCGTCGGGTAAACTGTAGACAACAAGCCTGCCGGATTTCAGGTCAGTCTTGTGCTTGGTCACCAAGTAGTCTAAGAGATGGTCTTGGGAATTAAAATTAAGAAGGCAAAACACCAAATTATCGTAGTCAGAATTATCCTGAAGATTCGCAGGCAGAGTGCGCTCAATGTGCGCGGCTCGACCTTTGCACGTAATGCAAAGCGCTATACGGGGGGAAGAAGGGTTGCTCATATCGACTTTCACGGCCTCATCAACAGACCATGCTGCTGTAGCTTCCTCAACGCTATTGCGCGACGTTTCCCTATGCTTATGTTCCGAGCATGTTTAGGTGTGCATGGCCGTTTGTTTTTGCACTGCTCTTTCCTCGTTGCCCATCTACAATTGTTAGGCTCGTAGTTTCCATCGTTGTTGATCCTATCGAGAGTCAATATTAGAGGGCGCTCACCCATATCGGCAAGGAAATTCTCAAACCCGTGCTCCTCTCGCCATCGATCACAAATCGTAACTCCTCGCCCGCCATAATTGTGGAAGAACTTGTGATGGGGGTTTCCACAACGCTGTAACATAGACCTCCACGAACTGTATGTAGGAGTAGCCCTCCCCCTAACGGTACATCCGCGTTTGTTCCAAGGGTCACCTTTAGGTAAAAGCCCTGTTCGTCTACAATTCTCTCTCCTTAAGCACCCACAGCTTCTGGAATTACCGTTACGGAGCAAGGAGGTTAAACACAGTTTTAACCGACCGCAATCACAACAGCATAACCATACAACCCGTCTGGTACTCTTTCGCCCAGCAGGCCACATCGCAACCAGCCTGCCGAACCTCTGCCCGGTCAAATCTATCAGTACAGCCATCAGAACCTCTATTCCATGATAACCGTATTGTCGTCCAGCCTGATCTCCTCCAGATGCAATTTTGGCCAGTGGCGTCTCCCACAGGCTTCGGCCAGATCAGCGGCTTTTATAGCACCTTCAGCGATGACCACAGCGGACTTGTATGTAGCCCTGTGTCTACGACCCGGCCCCGTTGGTGCATTGCTGAAACTGACGCTGTAAGCACGCATACGCGAATCCTTCATAATCTAATCCTCCTCCTTCTCTATTACTTCCGCCCGGAGTTTCCTGATCACCTTGGTCATGCGCTTGATCGCACACTCGATCCCGCACACCAAGCCTTCGTCATCTGTCGGTACGTCGCCATCGCCCAGATACCGGAGTCCCCTCGACACCTTCATATCCGTCCAGCCGTTGTACTCATCGGGCTCGCTCACGACGTACACGTCCGGCAACAGGACGCCCGAATAGCTGCCGTGGCGACGTGAATGTTCCGTAAACGTCTTGCCCTTGAGCGGAACTTTCTTGTCGCATTCAGCGCAGTGTAAAGTGATTTGAACTTTCAATGGCATATTAGATTCCTTTAGTTTTTCATCCAGTTACCGAAATCAGCCAGTGTCTCTTCCCCGACCGGTAGCCATCCGTTCGCATCCTTGCGGTCATGGCTAAAGGTTGTCCACAACCTCTCCACGTCAGTCTTGGACAGCGGCCCTACGCATACCATGCCCGCAACCTGGCGTATGCGCAGCTCGTCGAGGGGATGAGTAGCGGCGAGAGCGCGATTGATGTTGGTCGTGCGCATGATCGATCCCGATCCCGGCTACTCGTTGCACGCTATTGCCAGATTCGCGACCATCACAAACTTGCGAAGTTGCCGGATGGCGTCCGTAGTATCTGCGCAAGGCGGGCAATACTTCACGGTCAGTATCGCCAGTTACTTCGCAATCTCGCGCAGATTCTGATAGCGCTCGGTCTGGTCGCCTTTCGGGGCATGGTACGTGAACCAGTCGTCCAGATCGGCTGCGGTGATGCGCTGATTGGAATGATTCGTGTAGTCTGTCGTCACTGCCATAGCCGTGTCTCCTTGAAATTCCTTTTTATGAACGGTACCTGCCCGTACAGGTTTGGGACTCGTTCCCACCGACTGTGCCCGATCTTGCGGTACAACCATTCACCGTCTACCGTCCAACTCTCGACGACCCTGACTGTGCCGCTGCCGGGATTGTTCTCCTCTTCCATAGGCGGTTCAGATCCAGGAAATATCTTCCGGTAAGTTGGTGACTCATCTTGCGCGCGTCTGTGCATCACCCGGTTCGCGCCGGGAACAAGCTGGCCCCAAGTCGTCATAAGCCAATCACCGATTGCAGCAGATTCGTGGCACTCTGGGTCTGGTTCAGCGCCCATCCGACATCGTCCCTGTCCAGCCACTCGATGGCGTTTTGGAGACGTTTCTTGGCCAAGGCGATGGCTCCTCTCCGGAACTCCTTATCAGGATTGATAGCTCTTTGCCTAGTACGTTTTCGTCTCAACTTTCCGGTAAACTGCGACCGCACCAGACTGCCTTGGCCGCGCAGATGACGACGGGTAGGAGATTTGCTCATGACCTTCTCGCTTTCCTCTTGGCGATTCCCGACTGGTACAGTTTATACTCCACTCGGGCCTCGACTCGCTCGCCAATCGGTTTTACGCCACTTCCGGCCATGAACTCCATCAGATCGCTTACGCTGCCTTCGCGGCTTTTCATGAACGATTCCACGCGGGGTATAACCGATCGTCGAAGATAAGCGGTATCGGCTTTGGATAGTTCAAACCATTCTGATCTTCCGCAGCGCCGGATCATTTTATTCTTGAGGATTCGATGCAGGGACGCTTCAGCCGTTCTGGCAAGGTATCCGCTGGGACAGTCAATAACGATCGCAACCTGTATGGGAAACGGAGTCCAAGCCGCAAACATCTCCGCCCTTATTTTCGGCCTTGCACTCTGACCGACTTTGAAGTATCGCGTCCCCTTGATGTGCAGCACGTAAACTTTAGAGGGACCGTTTCTGTCCACATAGGGTTCCCCGGTCGCGTACGATAGACCGTTTACCTCACAGTAATCGAGCCAGGTCATGCCCTCAGGGATATTCCACTTCTTGCGATCCTTTTTCTTCATCGCCAACTCCTCGACTTGCAGTTCGGGCACTCCTTGGGGTCGGTCACCGGACCCTTGCCCTTCCATGAATACTGGCAGCGGCGGCAGAAGTGATCCGGCCTGCCGGGAGCGGCAGCCGAGCCGGACTTGGCCGATTTGCGCTTAGTCATAATCATAATATATAGACCCACAGACGGAAGTTGTCAAGGAAAATTAAAAAAAAAATCATAATCATAATTTCAGGGCTTCATCGGGTTGTGGGAAATCTGACTAGGTCTAGGCATTTGCTCGCCTACCCGCCGGCCGTCCCCCGTACCCCTTGCCCGGTTGTCTCCCGCGTATCATGCGCGTGTCTCGTCCAGTCCAGTCTAGGCTATGCTAGGCGCCGTGCATGTTCGTCATCGGGCTCGGCGCTTAGATGCCAGTCAATCGCGCGCAATGCCCACTCCAGGAATGATTCGGTGTCATGGCGTGACTGTGCGCGATTGCGCGCCAGTTCCAGCGCGGATAGCGCGGATGGTATCGCGCCAGTGACGGCCGCGCCAGTGTCGGTGTCGGTATCGGTCGGTGTCATGCCCGGCAGTATCGCGCCGTGCATGGTATCGCGCAAGATTACGACCGTGCATGTACCAATAAGAAAGCCCGCCAGTACATGCGCGGGCTTGTCTGCGGGCTGGGAATGGCGCTATAAGCGGATTCCTAGCGCCTTCAGGAACTGCGCGTCGTCCATCGGCGAGATGATAGGCGAGTCGAACGGAACGTGCTCGGACTGGGATTGCTCCGTTACATCGTCGATTACGGCCAGCGCGGACGCCTTGAGTCTATCGCCAGTACCGTTGACTGCATTCTCAGCGCGGGCTTGTTGCTGCGTCCAACCTTGTCGGCTGTCGGTGATTCGCGCGCTGCGATAGTGGTCAGTGTATTCGGTGACAGCGTTTAACAGGTTATACGCGCTGCCAGCGATTTCAGGGAACGCGCCATTGTCGTTAGCAGCGTAGAGGTTGAGCACATCCGTGAGCACGTTTTCACGGCGAGTAGTGGAAGCATTCTCTTCCTTCGGAGCTGGAAATAGGCGATTGAGAACAGTGACCATTGACTCCCGCGTCATCTTGCGCTGTGCAAGCTGTGCAAGTTTGGATTCCAGCGTCTTCGCGTCAACCGTGATTCCCGTCATTAGTTCTTTGGCGCGATTAAGACGGACATCAGCAGCAGCGGTGTGCTTGACGCGAAACATTGAGCCTTCGGATGACAGCGCGGAGTTTAGCGTGTTTTGGCAAACTACTCGCACGGTAGTTAGTTTGGCAATGTGCGCCATGCTGCCATCATGCGCGGTAGTGAATACTAGGTAAGACTCGTGTTTGTCGCCACCAATCGCGATATCGGCCTTTGGCACGCGCACAGCACACCAGATCCGCGCGCCGTTGCCGAGTGCTCCCGCGCTGTCATAGTGTGCGCCACCGTTCGCTTCCATCAGGGTATCAATAAATTGGAAGCATTCCCGATTCTGCTTGACGGTGTATTCGGGTCCGACCGTGCCGAGCTGCGCGTTATCGGAGTCACGGAATATGGTGTAGCTGTCGGTTTCCACTACCTTGCCTGTCTGCGGTTGCCGTGCATAGTTGCGTTGCTTGAACACTTTCCAGTTCAAGCCCGCTAACTCTACTGCTTGCTCCCAAGTTGCTGCCTTGTCGCATCGCTGGCCTAGCAGATGCCATGCATCCTCGCGAGTGCCTACCACAAACATGCAATCCTTGGTTCCGTCGTTATAGATATTGTGCGCCATCTGGTGACCATCCTTTTCTAGATTCGCCTCAGTGACCGCGCGGGCCATGCTGTGCGAATCACGATTATCGGTGTATACGGACTAAGTTGTCAATACCTGTATACAAATATAGTTGGCACTCAGATTGCAGGGGAATCTAACGTATACAATTGTATACAGTTAATCGTTAGCACAGCTAACTAACTTTGCCGTGACTACCGCGCAACCTATACAGCCTTGTGGAAAAACTGTTGATAACTTTCCTGACCAATCACCACGCATAGTGGTATCTAGTTTGTATACAACTGTATACACTCGTATACGATTATGCTTGACAACAATTCCTGTACGGGAGCATGATCGAACCAGTTCGGAGGTCACATAGATGGAAACGTTAGCGAAGTACAAAGGTAAGGACGGTCACGCGCAATTCCGCGCCATGACATTCGAGGAAGCGAAGGCGCTGCGGTATAACCCGGCCAGGTCGTCGTGATGGACAATCTGAGCGCTAGCGGTGATGACTAGCAATCGTTAGCTAGGCTAACAGTTAGCTATGCTAATGATTCGGGCAATGTGCATTCCCGCCAGTGAGCGGCAGTGATAGCCCGGATGATAGCACGATAGCACAATCGGAGAATATCGGAGGATATATGGAACACAGCGTTAAAAGTTGGAAGCATCCCGACTGCTACATGGGTGCAACGTGGGAAGGATGGTCTAGTGCGGGTTTTGGGCAATCACGCGACAGTGACGCACTAGAGGCTAGTAACTTCACCACAGCATACGCGCAACTGGAACCGTTCGCTGAACTGGGCGATGCCGATGATAACGCTACGGTACAGATCGTGCGCGAGGGTCATTGGGCAGTGGGATGGGTTGAGTGGATTGCAATCCACGACAGTAACGTTGTGGCGATTGAGAAAGCTAAGGAGCTGTGCGAGCGGGCGAACGGTTACCCGATACTAGATGAGGATGATTTCAGCCGTCGCGAGGATGAGCAATGCGAACAAGTTTGGCGCGATTGCTTTAGTGCGAGCGAGCGGGCGGATTATCTGCGACGGCATGGCTACACGGCGGATAGTCTGAGCGATTTACTACAAGCAATCCGAGCGGGTTCGTGGTATCACGCGGCGAACATGCTGCATTGTCCGAGCGATCTACTGGCCTAGCTTCCGCGCCATGCTTCCGCCATTCCGACAGGTCACGTTGAATGGTCGGTACACGGTTGGAGCATGGCGGAGTAGCTAGAACATGGGACGCGCCACCTAACGGCGCATGAGGAAAAGACGCCATGACAAACGGTAAGAGCATGAAACGCATTCACAGCCATGTACCGCATAATGCCGAAACGATGCAGACGGTTTGCGAGGTCTGCGGAATCGAGATGGACTTACGGCCAAAATCGAAACCGACAAGCAAGAGGATTCACAAAGTGACGATAAAGCGGATGGTAGATGACTCGCCGGATACTAGCTGGTTAGGCGAGTACAGCGACAAGGCTACTAGCGAGTACAGCATCGACAGAGAGCACACACTAGCCGAGCAGGTTGCCTGGTACAACCGTTGCGGGGATCGCCCTTGGCTTGCCGAGAGGATTGCCACCATGACCACGGCGGACATGCTGGAAGATGGCGTGGAATATCCCGTGCACGTCATCAATAAACACGTTCCGCGAGGCGCTGACATAGAGTACCTGTGCGGGATTGTACAGCCGAATGATTAGCGAGCTTTCGGCAGCTCCTAGCCTCGCTCGCAAGGCCCGGTGCATCGCTGAGTAGTTCGGAGAGGGGGGACGAGTATGGAGAGTGTCAGACAAGAGGTGATTAACGTGCTCACGCTGGGCATGTGGACATGCTTTGTGGCGAGTGCGTTCTGCGCGGTCATGGCCGTGTGGCAATGGATGCACGAACCAACGGAAACGAAAGACAACAGGCGCTAATAGGGACGGGTATCGGCGCAAATTCAACTCTGGAGGTATGATCGTGGCAAAAAGAAAACAAGATCACCTGCTCGCCATAGTCTCAACCGATGACGCGCAAGCCGTGTGCAAGTGTGGAAACTGGCGATTCATTCACACCGGGCCGCTGACGCAGGATGTCAATGTCCGAATCGAAGAGGAGTATCAGCGACACCTGTTAGTGTCTGGGGAGGTTCGAAAGCTGGTCAAACGGGAATCGACGAAGAAAGCCTACACGAAACGGAACCTTGAGCAACGGCTGGTTGAAGCGGCGCGTGCAATGGTACGCGCTTGCGAGAAGGATTTGGATTATCAGCCGATGGAGTTGGAGTTGTGCTGCTTCGACGCATTGGATGATCTGCGGGAAGCGGTGAAGGCATATCAATAAGAATCCGGTGTGGTAAGGGCGGGGCAGGGCTAGAGATGAGCAGGAAGGCCCGGTTCCGCCCCGGCGCGGGGCACTGTAGGAGCTATTGGGGTTCAAATTCGATCATGGAGGCGTGGCGATGGCAAAAGCAAAGCAACTGATTTTGGTCATGGTGCAAGGCGGATGCGTGCAGGATGTCACACACTCAGCCGACCAAGGGTGGGACGTGTGGGACTGTGACGACTTCGAGGACGATCCGCTGAGTTATTGGGAAGTGCGGGATGATGAGACGCGAGCGCACATCCGCGAGCACTGGCCGACACTGTACGCGGAGATTCTGGAAACAGTCGAGAAAGCCCAGCATGAAGCGGCGATTGAGGCTCTGGAAGAGTCGCGCAAAGCCGAAGCCGTGCAGGCAATGAACTAACGGAGGCGATGCTATGAAAGATTTCGAAGCGGCACAGCAGCATTACGATTTCGCCCGCGCCGTAAGGATTAACGGCGCTGAGGCCAAGGGTGTGCAAACTCCCGAAACAGTTGGCAACCAGTTCGGCTATCTCTGTCCAAGGTGCGGACAGGGTAACACACTGGTAGTGTCAGCAATGATCTGGGTCGCACTGTTATCGGACGGCACGGAGAACGACACGAGCGACACCGAGTTCGACAGAAGATCGCCAGCAAGGTGTCGCTGTGGATGGACGGGCAAGGTGGGGGACTTCAAACAGGCCGAGAACTTTGAGGGAGAATAGTGATATGGAGCCGAATCTTGAAAACTGCCAGCACGATGTAATCACCGAATCCTGCCCGATCTGCAAACTGGTATGGACTCCCGAGGTCATTCAGGCAGCGAAACGCGCATCGCTTGCGATGGCCGAGTTCTGGGACGAACTGAGACAGTTTGAGATCGCGAGCAAAATGGACTTCGACGGAACTGCCGAGATGATCGGCATACTTGCGAGCGAGCACGGTTATCCGCCGAGCATAGACGATCTGGGGGACCAGACCGTGATCGGTCACTTGCGGAGTATGCTTGCCGAGCAAGTGCGGCCCCGGCCTACGCCGCTGGAAGGTCCGGTCTGCAATGGATGACGAAATCAAAATCGTGGTTGGCGTCTGCCGCGAGGATAATCCCCGCGACGTTGACGAAGCCTACGGGGCAGGAACGTATGATCGACTGTTCCCGCCTAAGACTTGGGAAGCGGACGCCAATCGGCTATTCCCCCAAGGGTGCCAGTGTACCGATTGCAATAGCGGCGGGGATTGCGACTGGTGCAAAGTTTACTATGATGGCCCGCCAGAAACGGAAGAGTCATGAAGCACGCCCACAACTGCGGTTACAACAGACTCAAAGGTCACCCTCTCGCGCCTACACGCCGTTCTTGCAGGTTAGACTGCGAGTGCCGATGTCATCATCCGTTGTACCGACCGGCAAAGCAGGTAGTCGCGTGCTGGGAACGCGGCGATCTGGCGCAGGCGGTGAGACAACTGGCGCGAGCGGTAAAGGAGTTCGAGGGCGAGGACTAGCACGGTCACGATATGCCCTCGCTCACTGACAGCCGACCGTGCCTAGAGCGCTGCCCCAAGTGCGGGCAAAAGTGTACGAGTTATATCGGGCACGGATCATGCTCAACTGCGAACCGTGGCCTAGCGGAGCTTCATTCCTGCTATCGCCACGTATGGGGGACACTCGCGGAAAGTTGCGAGTCCCAGCGGGCGGCAGCCAGGCTCACGAGGAAGGAAGTTTCCGAGACGATAAAGGGATGTAGACGGTGTGTTGCAGCCGTGGAGCGGTTAGGTTCATAGTCAGGAAAAGAAGGGAGCGCAACTCGTCATGATTACCGATTACGAAGTCATCATACGCAAACTCTCACGCGAAGGATCAGTGGTCACTGCCGTCTTGGAGCGACAACTGTTTACCCTGTACTCGGACACTCTCGGGGACCGGGGATATTCTCAGAAGTCAATCGAGGCCGATCTGGAACTGCGTCCGATACGGTACAAAGCCAATGACGGCATGATGTATACAGGACGGGTGTATAAATTGCTTAGGAGAGGCTGAGGAGGATCGTCATGAAACGCACACGAACACGGACACTGGCACTGCTGCTGCCACTGATCGTCACTGTCTTGGCTCAGGCTCAGACCATGACTGCTATTCACGACTTCACGGGTGCCGATGACGGGGATGCGCCATTCGCACCCTTGACGTGGGACAGCCATGGGAACCTCTATGGCACGACCACGGGAGGTTATGGGCTGCTTGGAGGCAGCACTGGCGGGCAGGGCACGGTATTCGAGTTGTCTCCCGATGGCTTCGGCGGTTGGACGGAGACAACACTGTATAACTTTTGTCAGCAGACCGATTGTGTGGACGGGGCGTATCCGTGGCGGTCGCCAGTCATATTCGACGGCCAAGGGAATCTATACGGCACGACAAACTCAGGAGGCGCGTACGGGTACGGCACAGTATTTGAACTGAGTCAAGTCGGGGGAGTGTGGACGGAAACTGTTATCTACAGCTTCACCAATAAGGGGGACGGTTGCTTCCCCGAAACCGGCGTGGTCATGGATAAGGCGGGGAACCTTTATGGCACCACCCAGAGCGTGCCCGTGACATTTGAGCTGAGTCCGCTAGGAGATGGCTTGTGGGCTGAGCAAACGATCTGGAACACGGCCATCGGCAAGTGGATAGCTATCGACTCGTCGGGGAATCTGTTCGGGGCCAACGCATCGTCAATTTATGAGTTGTCGAACACTACCGGGGTCTGGAAACTATCCACGATTGATACCCTGAACGTCAACAGCGGCAGCCCGCTCACGTTCGACAACCAAGGTCGTCTGTACGGTACGACCAAGCAGGGGGGAACGAAAGGCTACGGCACAGTGTACCGGCTGACCAAGAGCAAGACCGGGAAGTGGACGGGCAAAAATATTTATGTGTTCAAGGGCGGGAAGCTGGACGGAGCGTATCCGATGGCAGGCGTGAGCGTGGACGGGCAAGGGAATGTCTACGGCACAACCTTTATCGGGCCAATAACTGTGGGGTCGTCCGGGTACGGCACAGTGTTCGAGCTGGTGTATCCGCTGCCGGGATCGACTGTATACAAAGAGAAAGTGTTGTGGAAATTCAGCAACGCGAGCGGGAGCGGCGAGTACCCGCAGGCGAGCGCGGTCGTGGACGGCAGCGGGAATGTGTATGGCACGACATCCTGTGGAGGCCAGTACGGCAGCGGCATAGTGTTCGAGGTGAAACCGTAAAACGAGGAGGTCGTCATGAAGGATCGCGTCGTAGAGCAATCTGTGGTCAAAGGCTGTTTCGGATTTCCCATGGGGATCAGATTCTTGGATCGTGAAATCGGGGATTATCCCGAGAAGGTTGTCGTTTCGACCGTGGATTTGGAAGGCGCTCACAGCGAAGATCCATTGGGCATCTGTTCTCCGGAGCATGGATTCGAGACAGCGATATTCTTGGATGGATGCACGCTCGTTTCGTTGTTTAGGAAGGGCTACAAAACGCGACGAGAAGCTGTACTCGGTCACAAGTCGGTTGTGCGCAAGCTGCTTTCTTCAAAACTTCCATTGGCGATAGAGATTCGCTACAACGCATGGGAGTAAAGCGACCAGACTGAGGGCCGATCATGAACCGTATCGACAAGTGCGCGGAGTGCGGCGGTCAGCTACGCATAGTCAGCCTGAATCGTGACGAGCGCATCAGGCGCCGATGCGGCCAGTCGATGATCGCCAAGTGCTCGCGATGTGGCGTCGAGGTCGCGGTCGTAAAGAAGGCTTGGCTGCTGTTCGCGCATGAGCAGTGGCAAGCGAAACGAGACCGGGCCCGGGAGAAGATGAGACAGACTGACGAGTACCGGCAACCGAGTTTGTTTACCTAAAAGGAGAATCGTTTTATGGCGAAGGCAACGAGCGCGATGGCGGTCTCAGGCGAGATCGTGTCTGGCACGGAACTGACAATCGCGGAATCCAAGTTCCGTAAACAATCACAGTCCCTCTACCAGCAGGCGACTCATTTGTCCGTGACCGATCCCGAATCGCTCAAATCGGCGATCGAGTTCGGGCGCGGCGTCAACGATCTCATCGCCCAGATCACCGGGTTTTTCAAGCCGCTCAAGAAAGCCGCTAAAGCCTCGCACACGGCATTGTGCGATGCCGAGACCGAAGCCCTAGCCATCCCCGAGAGTGCGCAGTCTGCCGTGGACGCGGCCATTCGCAGATACCGTCAGGCGGAGGCGGAGAAGGCCCAAGCCGCTGCCGAGAAGGAACGGGCGAGGCTGGAGGCCCAAGCGATCAAGGAACGGGCTGAGGCTGCACGGCTGCTCCAAAAGGAAGGTGAGAAGAAACTGGCGCGGGAAGTGCTCGCCGAACCGATAGTCGTGCAGGAAGTCGAGGTCAGGGCAGCGCCCAAGGTCACGGCGGGAACTCGGTACCGCACAGAATGGCATTTCGAGATCACCGACCCAGCAAAAATCGAGAGACGATTCTTGGTGCCTGACGAGCGATTGATCAGGGCTGAGGTCCGGGAAAAGAAACAGTTGGCGGTCGGCAACATTGCGGGCGTGCGCGTGTGGAGCACGGAAGAGACCGACTACTGACAGTTCAGGACGCGGCAGATTTCCAAGCAGTGCAATTCAACAACGAACGAAGGAGGTACGACAATGAATGGCAGTGGCGTGAACGTGGATGACGAGCACGAATGGCTGATTGAGAGAGCTTATTTAATGGCCGAGCGCGAGGACGAGCACAACCGGGCGCTATTGGCCGCAACCTACAACGACGACGAAGTTGACGACGAGGACGTGTTCGCGGACGAACCGAGGGATGACACGTACGATATGCCTGATGATCTTGGCGAGGACGAGCCCGACAATCCTGATTCCGAAAAGGTCTGGTCGGAGCAGGATGATCCCGAGCTAGACTCGCCTGCGGTCAGGGACAAGCCATTGCCCGCAGCCGAGACCGTGAGTGCCGAGGTCGGGGCCAAGGTGGTGGCCAACACCTTGGACAAGATCGTGGAGACCGTGCCAAGTCACAAGCCCGCGAAGAAGAAAGCCAAGAAGGCAATCAAGAAACGAGTATCGGGCAGGAAAACGAAGAAAGCCAAGAAACACTAAATTGGCGTGGGGTTGACGAGCTACCGTGAGTACGGTAATTTTGAACCAAACACAGTTCAAATCATTGGTAACAATACGGTTATTGCATTGGTTCAGGGTCTGGTTCAAATGGCATCGTCCAATGGGACCAGACCCAATTTTTTGGGGTGTCGTCCAGATGGCTTAAATGAATGATTTAGAGAGGGATACTCTGACGTTGGTTCAAAAATGAGGAACACTCAGTCTTTATATAAAAGATCAGGGGCGGGGCGCTCGCGGTTCTGCTCATGTATTAGATTTCACCCTCTCGGCTTTTGCTCTCTGGCAGTCGCCACCTGAAGGCATGCCAATAGGAGCGGTCAGGAAGCGTAGAATAACAGTGATGGCAGCGATTCATACCCTCTCGTGCGAGGATTTGTCTCGCTTTACTATCCTTGGCTGGCGACCACACTTCCCTGATGCGCTTTTGCTGCTTGGGGAGGGGCGTGTTGCAGACGGTACAGAGAAGGGTTCCGCAAGGCAAGTGATAACAGGGCGGTTTTCTGGTTTTCCATCCCGTATCGATCCCGAGAGCCGTAGTTTCCTGCAAAAGATCCGTGTACTCGTTACGCGGCAGCTTTGTGATGAACTTCAGTAGATCTTCTCCCGGTCGAAACCATTCTCCGTGAGACCAAAGATGCCGGAATCTCTGGTGGTAGTGGGCGTCGTTGTACGCTTCTTTAATGACGGCAAGACAGATCAGGATGTCGGGGCTAGTCAGTTCTTGAAGGCGTCTTCGAACGTCGTCGGCATTACCGATTTTGATGTATCCGGTTTCGATGCCTTGAAAGAAATAAACCATGGACCAGCTACTGTTTTCTCTCGATGCGGTAATGCCCCCACCTAGCGTATCCGACGTACCCTGCATCTTGCAGTTCAATGAGTCTGCGCTTGATGCTGGACTCAGACAATCCGAACAAGTCGCCAATTTCAACGATTTCTTTTCTTGACCATATCGATCCGGGATCAAATCCCAAGATCGTCTTGTCGAAGTCGTCGAAGCGGAGTTCCTTGTCGGGAGAGCTATTGATCGCCGGGGCCATGATTCCTTGCGTCGTAAACCGATAGTGAAGCAGTTTGGCCAGCCCGCTTTTGGAATGGATGATGATGTTGCGCCGGGGATCGGACGGGTTGTTGGGATTGACAAAATCAACGGACACGAAGGCCGAACTGCCCTGAAGCCATGAATAGGCGCCGGCAAAGCGATCCCGACCAGACGAGTAGTGATCTTTTGGTTTCGAGAAGCACCCGCTGGCAATCAGCGTGAGATTGTTCTTGACGAGAAGTTTACTGATCATGGTGAGGGTTGTCGTGACCGCTCCTGGGTCGTTGGAGTTGCCTGTGCACATGGGGTGAATACCGTCAAGGAATATCACTTCAAGTCCGGGAACGGCGGACATCGCGTTTTGGCACAGAACCTCAAACGATCGCGGGTCGGCACCGTTGAGGGTGGAGAGGACTTTGACTTCGGCACCCACTCGGGTCATCACGTCCCAAGCGTCTTTGACGGGATGAACGGCGGTGACGTAACAGCAAGGCGCGGGGTAGGACTCTTGGCCGAAAATTGGAAGCCCTGCCGTCCAGTCCCGAATAATCTGAAACATCAGGGTGGTTTTGCCTGCGTATGTGGGACCACCGAGAAGGGAAATAGAGCCGCGGCGAAACAGCCTGTCAACGATGTAATCGGGAGGCTCTGCGGGTTCGATGGCGTTGGTGTGGGCGGGGGATTTGGCGACAGATTTGCTGCGTTTAACGGACATGCGACGAGGGCTCCGGATATGGAAGAAAAGGTTAGCGGACACCATTCTATACCCGGCAGTGAGATTGTCAAGCGGTCGCCACGAAATATTTTTCAGAAAAGACTTGACATTTGGCACGACTTCCACGAGAATCGTTCTGCCATGGGAGCAGCCCTCAAATCGAAATGCAAACGCGGTCACCGTCTGGCCGGATGGAACCTTTATCTGCGCAAGGACGGGACGAGAGAATGCCGCCAGTGTTCGCTAGCCAGGACCGCGAAAAGGGACCGGCAGCGGCGGCGGCTGCGCATGAACAACAACGGTAATGGCAAATGAAATCTCAAGTCATCGTCATCGAAAGGACAACCGAAACAGTCATGAACACCCGAAACCGGAACGACCAATTCCAGACATCGAACTTCTATCGTCTACAACACGACCGTCATGGTCTCCGCCACACCTCGCCCGAGCAGCAATCGGCTCATGACCGGGCATACTTTTATGTTCTAGTGGGGCTGGCAATCGTGTGCATGCTGTGCATGCTGGTCGCGAAGATGCACAGTCAGGACAACCGGCAGGACGAGCCCAAATCGGCGCCCGCGTCAACATCGGCGTCAACATCAGCGGCGACGGCGCCCGCGAATGTGCCCCCTGTCACCGTGCCCGTGAAGCCCGAGACGCCGAAGCCATCACCATACCAGCCTACGCCCGAGCAGTCCAAGGATCTTCGTATCGCTCAGCTCGAAGCCATCACGGCTCAACAGACGTGGAGCGCCGCCGCCATGAAGCTGCCCGAATATCAAGCGTTCAATGCGGCCGTCAATCGCATTGGAGAGACGTGTCTGCGAATCCGGCAGGAAAACAAATGGCCGACGGACGTGCAGTGCGACATCAACCAGAACCCGATCGTGTTTGGCGTGAGCGCACAACAGCAGCCGCAGACGCAGTCGCAGTCGCCAGTGCCGCCCGAGCAGAAGTCGGAGAAGAAGAAATAACGGGTGGGATAGGGCAGACAAGCGCGGTAGGGAGGTAAGCGGCGATGACACCTAAACGGATGGAGACCGACCAAGAGCAGCGGGAGCGGCAGGCGTTTGCGCGCCGCGAGGTATTGAGAAAGTTCATCCGTATTTCTAAAAGCGCTGACGGCTATGACCTAAATCTTGTGCAGGGCGATAACGATTGGGACGAAATTGGGTGCGAGAAAACCGCTGCGGATGCCGAGTTTGTTCAACGAGCGGTAGCGCGATTCGTAGCCAAACGTGAAAACGCCGCTTATCGGGCAGGCCGAGCCGACCAGCGCGAGCAGGACGCGCAGATCGCAGACACATTTATTTCAGATTGGTACTCGGCGGCAACACGCATTGCGGAGGCGATCCGTGGAGCGGAAAGGAGCAGCCATGACAAGGAGCGATAGGTTTGATGGAATAGCTTTTCGGAACATGAGTGATCGCTACTTGGTGGATTGTTTTGTGACGCTCGCAGAACGAGTAGCAGTCAACGACGACTGGATTGCCGAATATACTGGTTGCCGAGAGGAACTTGAAGCTCGACTTAGTCATGCGGGCGCGGGGAAGGAGCAGGACAAATGAGTTTAATCGTGCGTGCGGCGTGGAGACACGTACCTGGAGGCCGGTGTTGGTACTTGCCGAGATTATCGGGAAGTGGGAGACGGATAAAACCGCGAACCTGTACCCCGGTCAGTGGTACGCTGATCGGAGCACGAAGCCAACCGACGCACGGTTAGAGCCAGCGGGCGTGTCAGGCGAGGGTGTCTTTTGGATTGTTGGCATCTGTTCGTGGGGCACGCCCGCAGGGTAGGAAGTTTTGAAAGGAGCAGTATGGACATAACGATTGGCAGGATTGTACTGTACATTCTCACGGAGCAGGATGCCGCTGAGATCAACCGCAGACGCACAACGGACAGCAAGATCGCCGAGCGGATTGCAAAGAATACCGAGCAGTCGAGTGCGTGGCCTCTCGGTGCACAGGCGCACATTGGGAATTCAGTCGAAGCCGGACAAATCTACCCGATGATTGTGACGAAAGTCTGGTCGGCGGGACACGTAAACGGTCAAGTGTTGCTTGATGGCAACGATTGCCTGTGGGCCACAAGCGTAGCCGAAGGCACGCAAGGTCATCAATGGCACTGGCCTCCGAAAGTCTAATGCGCTATCCGGGGAAGGCGCGTGAACGCGGGACAGAGCGATAGCGCGACAGGGAGTTAGAGATGGAGTTTAAGCGCGAGTTCGCAATGCCGAATGCCGAGACGTTCAGTATCGGGCCGATTTCGCGCTTGCTGGATCGCTGGTTGCCGCCACCGATTGCGCGGCCAGTGATTGTCGATCCATTTGCGCGGAATAGCACGCGGGGGAACCTGACCAATGACCTGAATCCTTTGACGCGGGCGGACTCTCACTTACTGGCGGAGGAATTTCTGGCGCAGGTAGCTGTCACCGCCGATGCCGTGCTTTTCGACCCACCATATTCACCGCGCCAAATCGCGGAGGTCTATCAGCAAGTGGGCCGGAAGTGTTCAACGCAAGAAACGCAGAATGCGCGGTTGTACAAGACGGTGAAAAACGAACTCGACCGGATTCTGAAAGTTGGCGGGATCGCTATTTGCTGTGGCTGGAACTCGCTAGGATTCGGCAAAGAACGCGGTTATGACATGCTGGAAATTCTCCTGGTGCCCCACGGTGGAGCGCATAACGACACAATTGTAACCGTAGAAAGAAAGCGATAGCGCGGTTCGCGCTTTGCGGTGTGGCCGTCACGAGTAAACGGAAGGATCGACGAAGCGCCTAATCCGCTAACAATGGCGATGGATGCGATCCATTTGAAAGGGCGGCCACAGCGGAGAGCACGAGTGAGCTTTGGTCCATCGAGGATGCTGGTGGATGGCAAGCCAGTCCACGCGAAGTACATTCCAAAGACGCCACGGGGCCGATGAAGGATGGATATAGGCGGCCCAAGAGCACGAGCGAGCAGAGGAGGAAACGTGATTATAGCCAGAATCTCATGCAACAAGTTTTCTTATTCCCTCCCAACGGGAGATCACAAAGGTTCCAACTTGCGCTCCTTCTTTGGTGTTAAGAAGACGCACGATTTGTTCGTGGAATCCGAATCAGACGATGACATTATCATTGAGCCAAAACTGGCTTATTTTATCGAGGACGGCGACAAGTTTTACACCGTTCATCGGAGGATTCTATGACTGACCCATCCAAGCAAGCGCCCGAGGCTGGTACTGCCGTACCTTGGTATGAACCCGATAATCCACCAATCGAGCAAGCGCCCGCACCGCCAGACGGTAACGACCACTGGCCGAGAGCAGATTGGCCCGCGCCGCCAGCGGAGGGACTGAGCGCGGAAAAGCAGCTTGAGAAGGAATGGCTGGCGCAGAAAGAGTGGCTGGACTATCGCAACTGGCTGCAAGCTCAAGTGCTGGCGCTGCGCGAGCAGGCACGCAGCCTCCAGCCAGCGGAGGGACTCAGGCCGACACTTAGCCCGGAGCAGTTCGCCGATCTTTCATCGCGCTGCGGAGACGTGATAGAAGCACAAGAACTAGAATTGATCGCTCTGCGCGAGCAGGCACGCAGCCTGGAAGAAGCGATCCGAGACATTGCCGAGCCGATGATAAAGATTCAAGCCGAAGCAAAGCGCGACGGGATGAAAATCAACGGTATAGCCGCCAACGAACTTTGCAACAACACAAACTGGCTACGAGATAAGGCGCGGGCCGCGCTGAAGCAGGCCGGGAAGGAGAAAGCGTGATCAGAACTGCGATGTGGTTTCTGCTGTGGCTAATCTCGCTTGGGAGCCTGACCATTGACGCGCTCTATGATGACGGGTTGCACGTCTATTTCAAGGGTTGGGTGAAGGTGAGGAAGCCGTGAGCAGACTGTGCGTTGTGCTGCTGCTGGCGTCGGTCGCTGTGGGGCAGGAGCCGAGGATAATTGGCGATCCGCACGAAATTACCGATTTCACAATCGTTGACTGGTGGCCCGCTGTCACCCGCCATCCCGAGATGCCGCTGCCGGAACCGAAGTTATGGCCGCTTACATTATTGCTTGGTAAGGCGTCAGGCGCTGGAGGTCCGTGCCTTCCAGGTAGCACGTTGTTTTGTAAGATTGGGCCATCATTTGAGCCGAAGCCATCCGATTGCCAATGGGCAGACGACAAGCCAAGGCTTCCCCTGACCTGTGAGCTTACAAGTGAACATCCAGTAGAATGGACGTGCAAGGTTGCTCATGAAGCAGAATCGAGGAAGAAATGACAGAAATTGAATTCTATCCTCTTCGACTAGGGGCAAAGGCAGTTATCAGCGAAACTGATGCTCCGTTTGTTCTCCGCTACAAATGGCATTTGAAACGCCGTGTCCACAAGAACGGAAGGGTTGATTCCTATGCTGCTCGTTGGGAATCTGATCCTGCCGGGAAAAGACGAAGAGTGTTGATGCATCACGATGTTACGCGACGAAAATACGGCGAGCAACTACGCCGCCACATTGATCATCGAGACGGTAATGGATTGAACAATCGGCGCAGAAATTTGCGTTGGGCTACGCAGGCTCAAAATCAATGGAATTCCGGCCCCCATCGCAATAATTCGTCTGGATTCAAAGGAGTATGTTTTGATCGCGGGAACAAAACCGGAGCGAAAAAGTGGAAAGCAAAGATTGAGTGTCATGGACGCCAAATAAATCTGGGGCGTTTCCTCACTGCTGAAGAAGCGGCTATAGCTTATAACGAAGCCGCCTTGAGATTGTTTGGACCGTTCGCAAGGACAAATCCCGCGCCCTGCTGATCTCCGAGGACGGCAAGCAGGCTTGGTGCGTGAAATTTTGAGGAGAACTAATGAGACATTCAATAATCGCCGTGATGCTGGCCGTATCGCTGCTGTCCTGCGAGACGGCTCCTGTCAAGACCACCGATGGATTCAAAACTGCGCGAGTGGTTGCCAAGTACATGCCTGATGCTGCCATTGGTTATTCGATTGAAATCACCTTTCCTAAGAATCCAGATGATGCCGACCGCGCCGAGATTGACGACATATTACAGGACTTCGATTGCTATGCCTATGAAGGTGGGGGATCACCCGGAGCGCCGCAGTATGTGAAGTGCAAGGGGGTCAAGGACGAACTTTCGGCGGACAAGAAACTTACTGAGTTGCTTCCTGCGCTCGAAACTCTGATGGAGCGCATCACGCGCAGGGCGAAGATCGAACCGAGTGCCAAGACTCTTGTCCGCGAAGCCGCAAGGCCGAAGACGCTGGCTGAATGGATAGAGCGAGAAAACGCGAAGCGCGAGCCCTGCAAGACGGATGGATGGAGAGGCGCTGGCACTGATGGGTACTATTCTTGGGATGAATCCTGCGTCAAAGGCGTAGTGGTTTACACGGATACAACGAAAGAAACGCAAGAGCGAGAGGTGCAGCAACAAGCTCATAAGAACGAGTTGGCCCACGCTCTTGTGACTCGCACGCTGACGGATAAAGAGTTTGCGGAGGTCGCGCAGTATGGGAGATATCTGCTGGTCGCTCCTATGCAGCCGTATTACGCGGATGACATCGAAAGGCAATTCCAGAATATGCTCGCTATCCAGAAAACGCTCAGAGCCAAAAAGGTGATGGTCAAAGAACAGTGAAGGCTGGGGCACCGTATCGGAGGCGGATTCTTACCACGGTGCCTGATCGTAATTGATAAAATGCAATAGATATCATCCTAACCCGTTCTTGCTCATGCTCAACCTGCCAATCATCGCGTCTTCCCGTCGAACGTCATCGTCCAACAATCCTCCACCCGTCAGTCCCGGCGATTTGGGTCTACCTGACAAATTCTCATCTTGGCGTAAATTTCAATGGAATGGCGTCCAGCGGATACTCGATTCCCCCAAACGTTTCGTGGCGCTGTGTTGCCCGACCGGCGCGGGAAAAACTGGAATAGCCATAGCCGCGGCCATACTGTCGGGATCGCGCACGGTCATGCTCACTGCAACAAAAGGCTTGCAAGACCAAGTAAGCCGCGAGATGACCGCGCTCGTATCGGACATACGAGGGCTCGCCAATTACGCATGTCCGATAACCGATCAACTGGGCATCTCCAAGGATACGACTGTCGCGGACGCCCCCTGTCAGTGCGGATACGGCTGCCCGCGGCGTCGGGGCGGTTGCCAATACTATGATGACTATCGATCGGCGCAGAGATCGGACATTGTCACGAGTAATTATCAGTGCTGGCTCTGGGACGGCATCGACAAGGAATCCAAAGCCGATCGAGGAGACATCCAGTACGGAATGCCGATGATAGGAGGCGGCTACGAGGACGTTCAGGCCGCACACGACCGCCAGCAGGTAAGGATGCTGGTCGCGGACGAATGCCACGACGCGCTCGATCAGCTATCGATGTTCCTGGGCACGGATTTCAGCCGGCATGAATGCCTATCGTTGCATCTCGACTGGCCGGACGCGGGCTTAACCGTTGATGATTGGCGGCAGTGGGCGAAGGGGTGGCTGATCAAGATCAGTAAACGAATGGAGTCCAGCGAACAGCGGATCAAGTCGAGCGGCGGCAAACAGTGGTCAGCTGATCTGAAGCGGCTGCGCGACATCAAGCGGAAACTGGAACGACTAGCGGGCATGCAAGCCGATGACGGCTGGATAATCAATGAGACTGAAGTGCGCGGCAAAAGCACGACCAGTGTACGATTCGATCCCCTGAATCCTGCCCGGTACGCGGAACAGGCACTATGGCGGGGCGTGGACAAGATCGTGCTGGTATCGGCGACCGTGCGTCCGAAAACGGTTGAGTTGCTGGGAATCGCACCCGATGATCTGGAGTTTTGCGAGTACGAATCCTCGTTTGACCCCAAGAGGCGCCCAACGATCTATATTCCAAGTGAGCGGATGACGTTCCATAGCGAGCAGGACGACGACAAGATGCGGTGGTGGCTGAGCACGTTCGATTCTCTGGTTGGGAAGAATCTTCATCACAAGGGGCTCGTCCATTGTGTTTCCTACCGCCGAATGGAGTTCATCAAGAATAACAGTCAGTACGCGCAGTTCATGCTGACGCACAACACGCACGACCGAAGCAGGATAATTGAAGAGTTCAGACGGCGGGAAGCGCCTGCGATTCTACTTTCACCTAGCGTAGATACTGGTTATGACTTCCCGAACGAGCAGAGCCGATGGATGATCGTAGCCAAGTTGCCGTTCGCGTCTGCAAAAGACCGCGTTATCAAAGCCAGACAAGAAAAAGATAAAGAGTATGGCATGTATTTGGCCGCACAAACACTCGTGCAAATGTCCGGTCGCTGCGTGAGAAGCGCCGAGGACTTTGCTGCCTGCTATATCCTTGACGGAAATTGGGAATGGTTCCAAGGACGGGCTCGCAGGTACTTTCCGAGATGGTTCCAAGAGGCAATCGTATGGGCGGACCGGATACCGGAACCGATACAGTTTGATGAGCAACCGTGCATCTGGTGTGGCAAGGAACATGCTGGCGGACCGGAGAACTGCACGAGGAGTAGACCGGAAAACGCGTAGTGATAAATTTAAAATATTTTCCTTGACAAAATCTAGCCCTTGGTTTAAATTTCTTTTCACTGTGAGTTACGTGAGCAAAAAATGGTATCACGCGCAAAAGGCTTCCCAAGCCATTCTCATACAAAACGGCCTTAAGGTGAGACGTGCGGGGTATTATGCCCCGTTCGACCTTTACACGCCAAGAGGCACTAGAATTGAGGTAAAATCGTCGGAGTTTCGCGCCGGAAAGTCCTCGAACAACACAGGGTGGATATTTAATATTCATCGTCACGGTAAAGTCAACAACGATAGCGTGGATTTCTATGTGCTTAGAGCAGAGCCTGGAAAGTTTTCCCGCGTATTAGGATTCAGGTATGCGTTTTACCTGATCATCCCGGCGCGAGAGATGGGAAAAAGGGCGACGATTGTGGTATCGGTCAGAAGCCTTTTAACCCGCTACGCTCGACATTTCGGTAGGTTCGACCTCATCAAGGAGTTCGACAAGAGGTCTAAGGGCTTTCTCGTTCCGCTGGATCGGAGAGGGCGACCAAAGAACAAATAACGCGACAATTGTATTACCATTTCAACCGCCGGTTACCCCGGCAAAAGGAGAAACTACCTTGGCATTACAGAAAGTTGGACAAGCCAGCAAATCCGCCGCCCCGGCGCTCGTTTCCATGAATCCCGAGGCATTCACATTCGGCCTCATTGACGACGTTGATGTCGAGTTCACGGACGCGGCGTGCGCGACCGCAAAGCAAGTCCCCGAATACACGGTCGATGACCCGGACACCCCACTATTCTTAGTGGAGATGACGGACGTGAATTCAACCGCACATAATCAGTTTTACAGCCTTGGCAAGAGCGAAGATTGGGAGCCCAGCGCGGGCGGCGAGGGATTCGTATCCGTCTCCGGCAAGACATCCATCAACGCCACATCTAACCTCGGCATGTTCATCAAGTCGCTGGTCGAGCAGGGTTTCCCCACAGACATCCTTGCTACCGGCAATCTGAAGTCGATCATCGGCACCAAGTGTCACGTCATGATGAAGCAGACCGAAAGGAAATCGCTTGTGCGCAAGGGCGGGCAGAGCGACCGACCGTCCGGCGTATTGCTGGTGAGCAAGATTCACAGTCTGCCGGGAGCGGACAGCAAGCAGGCGCCCGCCAAGGCGGCCGTCAACAAGACCGCATCGGTCGGCAAATCTGTGACCAAGACCAACAGTGGCGCGGCTGCGGCCGAACTCGACCCGAATGCCGAGATCGATGCCGTATTGATCGAGAAGCTGACCGAGGCATTGGCCGAGAACGATCCGCTGCCCAAGAAGAACCTGTTGCAGATCGCATCCGGGGCATTCAAGGGCACGCCATCACACAGCAAGGCGATACAACGGGCGAACCAAGCGGATTTTCTCAAGAGCTTGCCCGCCAGCGGAATCAGCTTCAACGGGGCCGAGTTCAGCCTCGCCTAACGGTCACTGATCTCTATCGGCCTGAGTGCCTGAGATCGACCCTGCGAGGGGCATTCCGGCTTAGAGAGGGTTCGCGGCAGCGCGGAAGGACGCGCAGAGAGAGTTGAAAATACAATCGGTTTGGCTAATCCGATCGAACACTCTCTTACTGACTCGCCAGTTTAGCGGCTGGCAGTAGAGGCCATCAGATAGCCGGTGTCGAGTCCGGCCCACGAACCTTAAACTTTTGACATTCCGTACCTGTTGACGCTTCCCAGACCAGGATTTCAGGGCCATGAATCCGGTCGATTGAGTTGGGCGACGGCGGGAACGGATATGGCCGGTACGGGCAATCGATAATCGAATGCAGTCGGGGGAACGACTCGATACTCGATGGTCTGAACTGGCTCACGGCCCTCACCGGATGATCGTATGCCCCGACGGTGGCGTTGGCGCAGAGATGGTCTGGTGAGGGCAATCGAATACGATTTCGTGAAATGAATGATTGTCACCGACATCACCGACGAGACCTCGTACCCTGACTGTCTGCGATCCGAGGCTGACGAGCAGGGACTGACCCGGTCAGGCGGGTTACACTTGACAACCGTTATCAGAGACATCGAACAGACGATCGAGCCCCGCGACCTCTGGTGCAGTCAGGAGGAACTCGCTTTCTTTGGGGCAGGCGGATTCATGTGGGAGCGCGTATTTTCAGAAGCCCATCGAGATGCGGTCAAGAGCGGCGATCTAATCAGGCCGGGCGAGTTCGAGCTTGACGGTGTCACTGGCAGTCCCGATTTGATTCGCGTATCGGACTGGACGCTACTGGAGACGAAATGTACTTGGCGAGGTCTCCGGCAGTGGGAGTCACTGGAGAAGAATTTTTGGAGCTGGCTGTGTCAGGTTAAGTCGTACTCGCACATGATTGGCACTGACGTAGCAGAAATTCACGCTTATTTTGTGGCCGGGAACTGGCGACCGCCGATACCATGCGTTCGATCGGTACGGCTGGAATTCAGAAAGCATGAGCTGGTGGAAAACTGGCGAATGATCGTTCGACACGCTCAGAGCCGAGGTTGGATCTAATGGGACGCCCCGCGACAGTTTGGACTAAGGCAAATATCAAGAGGCTTTTGTATTCCCGTAGAAAGATCGTCCAAAAGCCGGGAGTATCAGGAGTGTGCTGGGAGTACACGGGGTACAAGTGTCCCAAAGGATACGGTCGATTCGGGGTTAAAGGTAAACCCATAGCGGCGCACAAGGCGGCGATGTGGGCGATTAAAGGTGACGACAGGGCATTCAGTTCTCCAAAAGAGAACATCGTGTGCCATACTTGTGACAATCCAGCCTGCTTTCGTCCTGCTCACATTTATGTCGGCACGTATACAACAAACAATCGTGATACCGTGAACAGGGGACATAGCGTTTACGCCAGCAGGAATCATTGCTCTAAAGGACATTTGTATACGCCGGATAACACTGCGATTTATAAAGGAAATCGCATCTGCAAAACCTGCGCGAGTGATTTCCACAAGAGGTATCGAAGGGAAGGACGATTCAAGCCGCGTGATCCGGCAAAGCGGCGAATTCAGCGGATGCGTGTCTACTGGAGCAATCCAGAGAAGTACCGTAAGCAGGTAAGAGAATACGAGCGCAAACGTCTCGGCATACCTCCTGAGAGATGGAGAATCAGAGGGGAAGCCGCATGAGCAAACTCGGTCAATGCACAGGCTCCGATTCCCCTTTCGGTGACGCTCTCGAAGCCCGTCGAATCCTGAAGATCATCGCGCCCGCGACCGAGGACGTGATCGAGCACAACATCGGTAGACGGGCAGCCGATATGGTCAGGGACATGCGGGAACGGGTAGCGTTCAGACCAGTCGGATTCAGAGTAACCGGGAAACAACTGTTTTACCTGCGCGAAATCAAAGATAGACTTGTTGACCTGTCTTTGATATAATCGTTTAATGAGTCGGAAAAATACATGGGAGCGTAAAGCGCTACAGAAGGTGTTGCTAAACAAGAGAATCGTCAGCGATGAGTGTTGGCTATATACAGGACAAAATGTGAGAGGACACGGAATCATCAAGATCAGCGGTCAAGCTGTTATGGTGAGCCGCGCCTCACTGTGGGCTTTCAAGGGCCTTCGGCGTATGAAAGACCGCAACACACCCATAAGAATCAGGCGTCGTTGCGCCAAGGTTGCTTGTTTCCGCCCCTCTCATCTTTATATCGAGGCTACGATTGTTTCAAAAGGGCAACCGCCTATTCCCTTGGCGCGTAAGCGTTGTGCGCGGTGCGGTAGTGTACGGCTAGCGAAACATTTTAACCCTGATCCTAGAAACAGGAGCGGATTGGACTCATACTGCCGGGAGTGCAGTAGCCGATATGTACACGATTATTATGAACGCAACCCTAACGCAAAAAAAGATAGCAACAGGAGGCATTACGCTACTGTCCGCAACAAGGTTTTCGATCATTATGGGTGGGTCTGTTCCTGCTGTGGAGAAACTGAACCCTTTTTCCTTACTACAGATCACGTAAACGGTAATGGCGGAGGGCACGATAGATTGCTTCGTGGTTATGCTATGTACAAGGCCATAATTGATGCCGGATTCCCTGACGATTTCCAGATTCTTTGTTTTAATTGTAATTGTGGCAGATATCGAAATGGCGGTACGTGCCCTCACAAAAGTGCCAGCACGAGCCTGTTAGAGAGGAAGCGGGTTGGCGCAAGACTTATATAGATCAAAGATGGACTTATCGAGAAAGGACTCATCTAACATGGCACTCAATCTCAGTCGGCCTCAGCCTCGGGCTGAACAACCGGAATCCGAAGTGGAAGACCAGACGCGAGTAATACGTCGGGATCGAGAACGATCATCGGCTACCGGCACTGCTACTATCGCGGACACTGTCACTCCCCAATCATCAGCCGATCTGGTGTCCGGTGAATCTCGCGAATTCATCCTGCTGGCGGGCAAGGATGGCGTGGGCAAGACATGCGCGGTCATCAGTCTGGCCGCGTACGTGGAGCTGATCTCGCCTGAAGCCAAATTCTTCATCATTGACAGCGAAAGCAAGGTCAAGACGGCATTGAAGTCGTTCGGCCCAGACGCTCCCTCTAACATCGTCTACTACAAGACCGACAACATGAACCAAGTCACGTGGGCGGCTGATCAGATACTCGCGAAGCATAAACCCGGTGACTGGCTGGCGGTCGAGTCCATGAGTCGTATATGGGAGCGTGCTCAGGATCTTGGCTATCAGGCGATTGCCGGCATGATGAAAGCCGAATACATGGAACGGCGTGCGGAGCAAGTCAGGAGGGAAGGCGGTAAACCCGCACCTGTAACGCCATCTCCCGATCAACTGTGGTCGGTCACCAAGGGCGCTCATGATGGTGCGTTCATGGACAGATTGACGGCATGCGAGACCCTGAATGTGATGTTGACCACTACATTGTCCCGACCCCCGAAAGAGGGAGGATTCATGCGTGAGAATGTGGAGCGCAAGGCTCTCAGGGTCGAGCTGGGCATCGATGCGGGCATCGAGGGGGCGCCGAGGCTTCCGTATTATATAGAATGTTTGGGCCTGCTTGAGCTAAAGAATGGCGTAGTCACATGCAGGATATTGCGCGACAATGCCTCGACTAACGAGGAGACTCGTGGCGAATTCACCGTTCAGAACAAGAAAAGTTGGGCGGCGGATTTTTATTCGAACTGTCGATAACCGGGCATGATTCAAGTTGACAAACGCGCCGGTTCCGAGAAACTGATCTCCCCCTTGCGATCTCTCGGCGTTGAAGTCGAGGAAACAATCCTCAGCTATGGTGATTATTCGTGACTACGACATTCTATGGCTTCTCAGGCGGGATGGAGAGTACAGCGGCTTTGGTCGTTGATCGTCAGCGTATTCGGGATAAAAAAGCTATCGTTGCATGGGCCAACACAGGAAAACAGTTCCCCGAAATGCCATCGTCTATCAAGCAAATTGAAGAGGTGCTTGGTCTCGCTATTGTAGAGGTACCGCGACGAATTACGTTTGACGAGTTTCTTTTCGAGCGCGGCGGTATCGTGCGGAAAGGAACTACCGACTGCTCTCGCAGAATGAAGCGCGGCAACCTCACGCGCTACATGAAAACCTTCCCTAAGCCTTATGAATGGAATTTGGGCTACAACTCTGGCGAGGAAGATCGTGCCGAGAAGTTTCAGCGGCGCAATGAACGGTCTTGGCTACACTGGCGGTTTCCTCTAATAGAGGCTGGAATCAGCCGCGAAGATACTTGGGACATATGCCGCAAGGCTGGTTTTACGATTCTCGTCAGCATGTATGAAAAGATGGGTCGATTCGATTGCTTTTTCTGCGGTAACCAAACGAAGAAGCAAGCCCTGAAGGTTGTCGAATACTATCCGAAATTGGCTGAAGAGTGGATAGATAAGGAGGAACGCAAGGGAGTACCGTTTATGGGCGGATTCATGCCCTTGAGATCACTGATAGAGGCCAACAGAACCGGAGTTGGTGTTCCCGAAACAAGGACAAAGTGCGCCTGTTTCGGCGGAGACGAAGACTTTCTGGACGACGAAGAGGATGAGTGAATTTTTATCTTGCATCGTATCCGTTCCATATGCTATACAATGTAGTCATGCCTCCGGCGGTTCCACGATTGATGTTCCACTGTAAGATATGTGGCGAGCCTTTCTACCGTACCCGTGCGAGGATTCGCGATCCCCGTCATCGTCATCCCAAGTACTGTTCCCGTGCATGTATGTTGAAGCGCAGACAACTCAACGAAAAAAGGAACTGCGTGTACTGCGAGAAAGAGTTTTATGTGGCGCCTTGGGAGAAAAGAGCCGACCGACAATTCTGTTCCAAGAAATGTTGGAGCTATAATCGCAGAACTCGCTGGAATAGAGAAGAACTTACGCAGAGGCTGTTTGCTCGCCGTCGTATTGTTGCGCGTTGTCCGGAATTGGGACCGTGTTGGGAATATACAGGCTGCATCAGCAGCGGGTACGGTCACATCTATGTTGGCGGGAATTGGATACGTGTGCATAAGGTATCGGCTTGGGTGTTTCTGAACAGCAGGAGAGCCATTCAGAGAGGTCGGTCTGTTAACGTTTGCCATGTCTGCGACAATCCCACTTGCTTCAACCCGGATCATCTTATTGTGGGTACTCCTAGGATAAATTCGCGGGACATGGTGAACAAAGGCCGTCACGCCAGCCAAATTAAAATGCACTGCAAGTATGGTCATCCCTTCTCTGGAAATAATCTGGTCTGGGTTAAGGCCCAAAGCGGGAAAATGTCTAGAGTATGTAGAACGTGCCGCAATGCAAGGTCTCGTGAACACGCACACGGAATCAAAAGGATGCACTGATGCTCTGCGTAGACAATAGAGCCGGATCATCCAAACTCATTCCTTTATTGAAGGGTTTGGGTTGTGAGGTCGAAAGCGGCATATACCCTTACGGAGATGTGAATTTTTTAGGATACGGTGCAAACGGCGATCCTGTCTCGGTGGGGGTTGAGGTGAAATCCATTGAAGACGTGATCGCCTGCATCCAGTCAGGCAGGTTTGCAGGCCACCAGTTGCCGGGACTGTTGCAGTGTTACGACCATATCTGGTTACTGGTCGTTGACGACTATCGCCCACGCCAACGTGACGGCGTGCTCGAATATCGCAAGGAAGGCCGGGGCGGGGGGATGTACTGGTCGGAGTCGTGCGGGAGACAACGAACAGTGCTGTGGAGGGATGTGGAGAGCTGGCTCATGACCATCCAGATTATGGGCGGCATCCGTGTTCATCAGGAGCCTGACTACATGCATGCCGCGCTCTGGCTGAAGAACACGGCCAACTGGTTTGCGCGGGACGAACACAAGTCACACAAAGTCATCTACGGCACCAAGGAGATATTCCCCGATCACGCGCTGCTGCTGAAGCCCACATTGGAACGACGTGTGGCCGCGCAATTACCTGGCATCGGGGAGAAGCGATCTGCGGACGTAGCGAGAGTTTTCCCAACGCTTGAGGATATGGTCAAGGCATCACCGAAAGACTGGGCAACCAAGGTGGAGGGGATCGGCAAGGGAATAGCCCAGAAGGTGTACACGGCAATTCATCACCAGAATTCATCACCAGAACGGAGGTAGATCGTGACGATCAAGTATCTGGAATTCCACGTCGCACAATCGGGCGACCCGTTTATCGTTCATCCGGATGGGTGGGTAAGGGTGGTCAAGAACCATGACGGCTTGGCGATCATCACGTTCGCGGATGGAGGCAGCGTTAAGGTAACGGAGAAATACGTGGACGTCATGGAAGCGTTGCAGAGGATGGAGGAATGACTGATCATGGACATCAATATCCTTGTCGAGCGCGATAGCATTCGCGCCTACACCAGCGTCAACTCCGAAGCCACGCGCATCCCCGGCATACACAAGACTCACTGGATCGGGCCTCGGACGCGCAACTACCACGATTACTACTCACTCACGCACGTCGGCACCGGAAGGGCGCTCAACAAGGTTCCGCTGACCGACGATGAATGCGACCGTCTCGTAGACTCGCTGATCGAGTGTCAGATCGAATGGGACAATATCGTGGATGCCCGGACAGCCAGGGAGTATTATGCAGGCCGTCTGACTGATGAGGCATCGCGGCTGGGGGGAAGGTTCTGATCATGGCTCAAGTGTGCGGATACACCAACCCGAACGGCATCAAATGTGGCCTCAAGCTCAAGCATTTTGGCGATCACGAACTCTGCGAGCAACTGGTCGAACCCGATCCGTTCTGTATACGCGCAACTGATACATTCGCGCTCGCGACCATCCGAGCATGGATAGCATGCGCAGCCGCGCACGGTGTCAAGCGGGATAAGATCCAGAAGGCCGAGGAGAAGTTCAAGGAGATCAAACGATGGCAAGCGGTGCACGGGACGCGACTACCGGGATGAGCGAGCAGCCGCTGACGGCAGTTTATAAGTCAGGTCAGTGGGTGCCTGGGGGATATACGGCCATTTGTCCACAATGCCATCAGGAATTCTTCTCCAAGCTGATGAAGAAGTTCTGCTCCATGCGCTGTTACACCTCGTCGGACGAGTTCAAGCACAGGATGCGCAAGTGGTCCGAGACGCACTCTGCGCGAATGCGGGAACGAGCCGGAGTATCTGATCCTACGCAGCGAATGTTACGCGCCTGTATCCACTGTAGCAAGGAGTTTTACACCAAGCCTTCAATAAAAAATAACAAGTTTTGCTCGCAGACTTGTTACCGCGATTATATGGCGGAGAGGTTTGATCGATGGGTCGCAAACCCGCAGAAGATCGCCCTCCCTCAGTGTTTCGACGAATTTCTTGGGCAGATCGAACTGCCTTGTTTGGTGGAGGGCTGTGAGTGGCGCGGACAATTCTTGGGGTATCACGTAAATCTGGCCCATGGGATCACGGCCGAAAAGTTCAAGGAAATGGTCGGATTCAATAGGAAAACCGGGCTTATAACGCCGTCGCTCCGAGAACTTATCAGTCATATCCATAAGGGTTTGATCGCCGCCGATCCAGCCAAGTTTACAGGCGGTCGTTTCGAGAAAGGAGATGGATGGAGACAGGGTAGTCCAGAACGGGCAGAGGAGCGTCTGGAGGCCAAGGAGCACCGCCTGAAGGCGAGAGCGTTGCTGGAGTACCCGCAAAGAGAAGCGCTGTGCGCAGCCTGCGGTGGTGAATTTACATATCGTGCCGCAAGGCAGTCCTATTGCTCCACAAAGTGTCGGGACAGATTTTATCACGCACGCCGCTGGGAAATGACGTGCCACTTTTGTACCCAGAGGTTCCTTGGGGCTAACCACCAGAGGCTTAGGATGATCAATAAGGGCGGCCCTGTATATTGTTCAAAGTCTTGTGCGGCTGCCGTGAATAGTCTAAAGCCTCGTAAGCGACATGGCAAAGAAAAGGCTTGCTGATGCCTGCATCTCATTACCAGTCATCGTTCCGCAAGCCGAGTCCATTCCAGCGCTCACCCCAGCGCGTTCCCGGTGAAGGACCACAGCCTTGCCGTTGCGTGATGGTGGGGGAACGGCCAGGCTACGAGGAATCCGTTCATCGTCCGCCCAGACCGTTCGTCGGGATCAGCGGCAAGTATCTCGATCTGTGCCTTGAGGCCGCCAACATCGATCGCTCTGTTCTCTATGTCACGAATCTGGTGAAGACCTTCTCCGGTTACCTGAAGCCGACGGCTGCGGATATTGCCGCTGGTCATGATGAACTCGTATCCGAAATCCTCGACTGCTCCCCGGAGATCATCGTGTTGATCGGCGCATGGTCGGTCGAGAGCGTACTGGCTCGTGAAAAGTCCGAACTCGACAAATGCCACGGAGTGCCCGTGCGGGTCACGGAACTGTTCGGGGGAGAGCTGAAAGGGGACTGGATCGTCCTGCCCATGATTCATCCCGCGAGCGCTACCCATTCACCAGAAAGCCTCCCGATCATTCTGGACGATATACTGACGCTCGGCAGGCTGCTTGATGGAGAAATCAGCCCGATGCTCGATGAAGTGGCTGATCTCGACTATCGCGTCGTGAACGCCCGCGAGCTTGGACGGGTACTGTCATGCTGTTAGACACGCGAGACCGTGCCATTGTTGGCATCGACTGCGAAGGTTCGCCCGAGCGACCGTGGTCGGTGCAAATATCCCTCAGTTCCGGCACTGGCTATACGATCCGTTCAACCGACACCGCATCTGTCCATAGGCTTCGCGACTGGCTGTACGATAATCGTGACCGCATCCTCGTTTCTCTCCACTATGCCATGCTGAACGACTTCGCCCAGTTGCGAGCCATGGGCATAGATATTACAGGCCAGGAGGTACCGTTCGTGGACACGGGAATCCTTGCCTATTTGCTCTGTGTCGCGCCCGGTGGATTGAAAGCCTTGTGTTACCGCTACGCTGGCATGCACCAAGATAGTTACGAGGACGTGATCGGCAACGTGGGCCACGAGATCGCGATGAGCTATCTGCGGAGAGTGGCATCGGCGGCAGACGCACCGTGGATGGAGATTCCAGCTAAGCCGCCCAAAAAGAAGCAGCGCAAGAAAGGCGATGCCGAACAGGCAATATCTGAGCCTGAACCCGATCAGCCAACGCTTGTTCAGGCATGGCCCACGCCCGAGCCCGAGATCATCACCGATGGGAACGGCTCGCGGCTCAAGAAGTCTCAGGGCGTGGGCAAGCTGATTCCTCGCATCTTTGCCGACATTGAGTCGGGCAAGACTCTCAAGGACGGATCGTTGGTTGATCCCCGCGAGCGCTGGGAGAAGCTAAGCGATACCGCCAAGGCCCCCGTAATCGCGGCTATCGGTGACATGCCCGTGCCGACCATGGACGATATCGCGCTCGACAAGGCCGTCAGGTACGCCAGCCGTGACGCCGATGCTCAGTTCCGCATTACCCGTCCGCTGATCGACCGGGTGAAGGCCATGGAGCTGGAGGAAGCCTGCCGAATCGATCATGGGATCGTGCCGATGATCGACCGGATGGCCAAGGTAGGGATTAAACTTGCTCCCGCCGAGTTCTGGGACGACCTCGGGGATCAGTGTGACGCCCAGATGGGCAGGGCCAAGTGGCTCATCTATCAGGCGACTGGGCAGGACATCAATCCGGGATCGGGCGATCAGATCGCAAAACTCCTGTACGATCCTGTGGACAAGGGCGGACTGGGATTGACTCCGCCGCGGCTGACGGATGGAGGCGAGTCCGGGAGGGTTCGCGGATCGACTGATGGCAAGTGCCTGGAGGAGCTTCTGCCGCTGTCACCAATTGTTGAGTATATCGAGGACTACCGGGAAGCCTCCAAACTCAAGGGAACGTACGTGGAGCCGCTGCGTCTGATGGCCGTCAGCGGTGATGGCCGTGCGCGAACTACATTCAAGCTGACGAGGCAGGTCACGGGCAGGATAACAACCGCCGAGCCCATGAATCTGTTGTCGATACCGGTGAGGACAGATTTAGGCAATCAGTGCCGGTATGGGTTCGTAGCGGCTGATGGCAATATTCTGCACGACGCCGACCTGTCCACGATCGAGATGAGGACGTTCGCGCACCTGTCGAAGGACAGGAAACTGTGCGAAATCTTCGTCAAGGGACACGAAGCCCGCGGGGACGACAAGCTGAACTGGGACGTACATACGCGATCAGCGTCCGATATGTTCGGTACGCCTCTCGCTCAGGTCGAGCGATATCAGCGGCAGGCGGGTAAGGTCGTAAACTTTTTTATCATCAATGGCGGCACCGCGTACGGGCTCCGTATTCGGATGATCAAGTTTCGCGCCTACAAAAAGGACGGGACGCGCTGGTCGGAAGATGACTGCCAGCAGATGCTCGATACCTGGTACGAGATTTATCCTGGGGCGAAGAGGTTCCAGAACGACTGTGTCGAGGAAACAAGAGCTACCGGGTTGGCTCGTGATCCACTGAGCGGGCGGATACGATACCTGCCTCAGATATGGTCGCCGATCGGGAAGGTGCGAGCCGAGGCCGAGAGGTGCTCGTTCGCGCACCTGATCCAGACCAGCGCCAACACCATCCTGAAGCGGGCGATGATGGCCATGTGGGATGTGCTGAAGAACGTGGAGGGCGTGGAGCCATTATTGCCCGTGCATGACGAGGTGCTTCACGAGCTGCCGCTGGACGGGGATACGATGGACTTGGTCGATAGCGTGGTGACGTGGGCGCTGACATCAACGACGGACTTGGTTGTGCCGATCAAAGCCGAGAGCGGATTTGGACTAAGCTGGGGCGAGGCTCACTGATATGGATAAGAACAAATTAGATAGGGAAGGGATCAACGAAAGCCTATGGGAGCTTTCAGTGGGGGGGTATCGATCAACGTACATTGCAAAAGCGGAAAGATGCGCCACCTGCGCATCAAGGCGGGTCCTCAGAGAGACGAATATGTTCACGCGTTGATATTCAAGGCCAAGATACTCGGCAGACGGGAAGCGAAACGAGCAGCGAAGGGGCAGGATGATAAAGTACCGTTCTGATAATAGTTTACATTCGTATACATTTTTTCCTTGACATTACAGGAATATATGCTAGTATCATCCCCGTTATGGTAATGCCCAAGGATCGCAACCAGAAACGCAGCCGAATCCGCATCCACCGTCCTCTGCACTCGATCACCGCCCGTCCGGCAAAGTCAATCATCCCGCCAGACGTGGTTGATGGCGGATTGCCCGTGCGGCCCGTGCTTGTCAGGCAGTCGAAGCTGAGGTACGCAACCTACTCAAGCCGGAAGCCCACCAAGGCCAGCGAACTCAGCAAGCCCGAGTACGTGTGGAAGACCCTGGAGATCACCATCCCGCGGGAGATCGTAGAGAGTTCGGGCTGGGAAGCGGGCATGACCGTGTGCATGGAGTCGTACGTGGATGGCCGTATAAGGATGTTTCCCGCCGGGGACGTGATGGAGCGCGATGAAGAGCAGATATGACGGGATACGACGTTCGCCTGAAAGTCAATGAGTACGTCGGCGTGTTCGATAAGCGCGTATATGGCAAAGTTTACCGAACAGGGCGCTGGAGAAAATTTGCCCAGATCGGAAACGCCGGTGTTGCTTTGGACGTGGCAGAGATGCTGCGTAAACTGGGACACAAAGTTCAGATCGTCGAATCAAGTATAGAAGACTGATGGCCGACTGGATCAAATTCGTCGAAGTCAATCTGCGCGATGGTCGCAAGACAAGCGTATGGGCGGTCCTGACCATCGACGGTACCAAGAATCTCGGGCATGTGTCATGGTATCCGGCATGGCGCAAATACTCGTTCTACCCGAACCCTCAAACTGTTTTCGAATGGCAATGCCTGCGGGACATCGCCGAATTCTGTCAGGATAACACTGCACACCACAACAAGAGATTAAAGGAAGAAAAGGAGAACTGATCATGAACAATCTCAGCCGTGCCGCTGCTGCCAAGCTGGCCGCTACCGCTGCCGAAATCGAAGCCAACCGTCCCGTGCCCGAGTGGGACTCAATCCCGGAACTGCGCAAGTGGAAGGAAGAGGTCGTCATCAAGGGCGAGAAAAAGCGCCTCACGTTCGACGAGATGGTGGTCAAGTATAAGGACTTGGACGCGGAGATCAAGTTCCGCGAGAACATCAAGAAGGAAATCAAGCTCACCATCGAGGCCGGGCTGCTGCTCGCGGATGTGCAGAAGTGCATGTGCGAGGGCTATCGCGTACAGGTCATCGAAAAGGAGGGCGCGAAGAAAATTGACGCCAACAAGCTGCTTGACCTTGGAGTGGATGCGGATGTCATCGCCGCCGCGACCGTGCAGGGCAAATCGAGTTCGTATGTCGATATCAGATCGGTCAAAGAACCGGGGTAAGGCTGATGGCACCGAATCCCTACATCACTACTGCCGTCCGGTGTGCCGGGCCGAACTGCGACAAGGCGAAGGGTGAAAATAACCATTGGTTTGTCCTGCGCCGCTACAAGCGCGATTCCGGGTTCGCCGTCACCGTCTGGAGCCAGTCTGCGCTCATGCGATACGAAGACTCCCTCCCGTTATGCGGGGAGGGTTGCGTCACCAAAATGGTGGCGAGTATACTATCGTCAATGAAGACCAAAACAGAAGAATCGAAGACGGAGGAATCGAAATGAAAATTGTAACCGCACTACTCGCTGTCATGCTCGTCACGGCCGCGGCATTCGCTCAGGCGCCGGTCGTCAGCTCACCTCAGTATTCCGTCAACCTCAGCTTCCTCACCGGCGGCCCGTACAACCAGACTTCCGCGCTGGACGTGACTTTTGGCAGCCAGTTCACGACCAACAACCGCATTCAGGCCGACTTCATCACCATGCCCGGAGCCTCGTATACCGGATACTTCGGAGGGGACAGCTACGACCTTTGCGCAATCCCCGCTGTAGCGAATGTGCTGGCGTCCACGTCTCTCAGTTGCGGCAAGTTCTCGCCGTTCGTGACGGGACAGGCCGGACTGGGGAGGCTACAGTATGGCAGCAACCCGTCCAGCCAGAGCTTCGCTGCCTTAGGGGGATTCGGTATAGGGTACGACCCCACGGGCAAGGGTAACTATACGTTGCTGTTCAAGGGTGGCTGGGGACATTTCGGGCCTAGTTTGCCGGGAGCGAGCAGCAACGGATTCTACTTCTATTCCGGCATCAGCTTTGGCACCGGCACGAGCGCGAGCGCGACTCAGGCCAAGATCGCCCGCATCCGGCAGGCCGAGGCCAAGAAGCTGAAGAAATTGCAAGCGGCTGCCGCCAAGGCGTCAAAGACATAGCCTTTATGAAAGTCCTTGGGATAACGCAAGGGTACGAGACTTTTGTAGACGATGCCGACTATGAGTCGGTATCGCGATTCAAGTGGTACGCGAAAGCCAGCGCCAGCAAACTAAAGTCTGGCGCTGTTGTTTATACGGTGTATGCTCAACGTGGTCGTGGCACCAGAGTCCAGTCCCTTCATCGATTCTTGACTGGTGCGCCTGCCGGTGTCGAGATTGATCACTTGGACGGAAATGGACTCAACAACCAAAGGTGCAATCTGCGAGCCTGCGATCACCGTCATAATCTAGCAAACCGTGGAGTACAAAGGAACAATACGAGCGGTTTCAAGGGAGTGACGATAGAAGCGGGGAAGTGGGTGGCAAAAATAGGCAGCGGCAAAAGCGGTTATCGAAGGACAGCCCTTGGAGCCTTTGATAGCCCCGTGGATGCCGCTAAGGCGTATGATCTGGCAGCGATCAAGAGATGGGGAGAATTTGCCAAAACAAATCAGTCTCTCGGCCTGTTGCCTGATAGTTTTGTCTGACAGCATAACCGTCAGCGAAAAGGGGGCGTATGGTTTGCAGCATTGATCCTGCCCATTGGACGCCCCCGTTAATCTTGCATCTTGGCACCTCTGGGTGAACGTGAACGCAAGGCACGCACAGCGAACGGCAACCGGGAGTCAGGCCGTCTGAGGACTCCCGGATTTTTCACGAACAGTATCACGAGCAATAACGGAGTCACATCATGTCGCTTCCTGCTCCATATCTTCACACCGATGGTCGCTATCTTCACCTTGGCAAAGGCCCGGCCAAGATCGATGATCCGCGCAGGTTCATGCTCCAAGACGTTCTCCCCCGCGTAACCCCGCCGGCTTCGGCCAACTGGTATAAGGGCGTCACTTCTTTTGGAACGATGCTGAACAACGTGCTTGGGGACTGTGTGGTCGCCGCCATCGGCCATGCCGAGCAGGTTGCAACCCTGAACACCTCGTCCGGCGAATTGACTCCTCCCGATGCGGCCATCGAGAACGTGTACGCCAAAGCCTGCGGGTACGTGCCCGGAAAACCCAATAGCGACAACGGATGCGTGATCGTGGACACCCTGAACTGGGTGCGCCGGCATGGTATAGGCGTCCGCAAGGACGATCCCAGTCGCCACCACAAGCCTACGCTGTATGCTTACGCCGATCCCGATCCGGGGGACATAGCGCACGTCAAGCAGGCGATCGCCACATTCGGAATACTGGACATCGGGTTGCAATTGCCGATCACCGCGCAGAAACAGGTAGGGGCGCTGTGGACGATAGTGGGCGACCCGAACACGGACTGGAAAGCGATGCCGGGCAGTTGGGGCGGGCACTCAATTGTGGTCTGCGCCTACGACGCCCATCAACTGATTGGGATCACTTGGGGACAACTGCAAGCCATGGACTGGGGATTCTTCTCGGCTTACTGCGATGAGGCCCACGCGCTGCTGATGCACCAGTGGATGGCCACGCCCGCGATCGTCCAGTCCGGATTCGACTTGGCCGCGATGGAAGCGAAGCTGAAGGCGTTGAGCGACTGATGATCGCGAGACATTTGGTAATCGGCCGCCATCCGTTGTAAAATCCTCGCATGGCTGGTGTCGCGACAGGGTCTGGCGGGCTACCGTCCAATACCTCCTTCGTGCTGGTCCGCCAGGCCCTTCGTGAATCGCAATCGCAATCGAGAACGAGCGCAAGTCGGGAAACGATTCGCTGTCCGCACTGCCGCCTGAACCAGTTCATAACCTCAACTCATCGGTGCCGCCGATGCCATCACTCGGTAGACCCTGAGCCGGTATTCGCGCCCCCTCCGCGGCAACCGCTGATCCCAAGGGCTGTGTGCCCGATATTTCACAACATCGATCTCGCTCTGCCCCCCATACTGTTGTGGATGCGATTGCGGAGCGGACTCAGCCAGCGACAACTGGCCATACAGTCGGGAGTCAATCGGATCAACATATCGATGATGGAGAACGGCAGCCGCATGCCGACCGCCGAAACGCTCGACAGGCTGGCCCGAGGGATGGGCACGAACGCGGGCAGGATTATGCTGGCGGTGGAGTACCTGATGAACAGCTAACCCACAATGATTGGATGCTGGATTGCATCGTAAATGGATTCAAACGGACTCAGGACTTGTTGGATATTGGAACAGATGGGACAGGCGATGATGGCCACGCTCTGTTCGGCAACAGTATCGTAATCACGAAAAATTTGCCATGCGTCGAGCCAATGCCCGCACGAACTTACCCAAAGTCCCTGCCCCGGTTCCTGCATCAGCAGTTGATTGGCTGGATAGCCGAACGACCCGGTATTCTGCTGTGGATACACGGTGGTTCCGGGGCCCGATGGCTGTGACCATGTGACCCCGTTCCAGTTCTGGACGTACAGGCTGCCGATCACGAACGACGACACGATTCACCTCATTTCGTGGCTGCCACGGCTGCCGCTACTGCCGCTGGAGGCTGCTCGACGACCGGGTTCCAGTCGCCGTACAGGTAGTTTGTCAGCGCTTCGCTGAGGCGCTTCTGAGCCTCTTCAATGAGCGTGCATCCGTCGGCTTCCGCCCACAGTTCGAGTTGTTCGACGATTGGGCCTTCGAGATGGACTTCGACCGTCATCGACCCGTCAGCACGTTTCGTGCCAACAGCCGAAGATGGTACCGATATGCCCTTGGCGGTGGCGAGCGCGCGGAGTTTTGCCAGTTGCTCGGGCGTAGCCGCGGACAGGATGGCGTCCAAGTCGGGCAATTTTGGCAGACTGTTCGCTGCAATGCTCGTTGCCGGGGCAGGCGCAGGCGCAGGCAGCGACTTGGCAACCGGTTGACCCTCAGCAGACCCCTCTGACGATTGCTCCTCTATGACCCTTCTGGACATGATTTCGTCGGCAGACACCCTTGGGTTTTTATTCGCCATGTCATCTTCCTCCTCGTGAGCGATTATAACGCGACCGGGATCGTTTGGAACGACCCTTTTTCGAGCGCCGATAGCCTCCACCTTTCGTCAGTTTCCCGGCACGTTCCATGGACAGGCTTTCGGCGACCGCCTGACGTTCTGGAACGCCCTCATGACGCAGCTTAGATATCTTGCGCGATACCGCTGTCCGTTTTTTCATATTCTCGTCCTCGTCTCGCTAATATCCGTTGCACACGTACGACCACTGATACGTGGTCGCTCCCGTCAGGGCCACGGTGTTGGCCCTAATCGTGAATGCCGTCTTGGCGTTTCCGACGATAATCGATCCAAGGGTGGCAGCGTTGTTGTTCGCCGGACTGACCGTGCAGAACGCAGCCGTGGGGAATGCTGTGCTGAATGTGGCGGTCACGATCGTCTGGGACGCCGATGGGGTTGTGCCCGTGGTGACGCTGATGACTCCGCCGCGGTCGAGGCTGCCGGCGGTGAGCGAGTCCGATGGGCTGCCAGATCCGGCGCCCGATCCCAAGGTAAGCACTGGAGTGCCGCCCATCGAGCATCCCGCCAAGAATTGAGTCCCCGTGCCGGTCGATTCCAGACAGTATCCGGCGGTGCCGTACGACGAGCCGATCTGATAGCCGGTAGTGACATTCGCGAGCGGAGCGATCAGGGATGTAGAGCTGGTGATGGCCCCGGTAGCCGTGAAATATCCCCCGGAGGATGCGTTGCTGGTGATGCCTAATGTGCCGAGCAGAGTAGTCGCGCCCGTGACCTGCAATGTGCCGCCAAGCGTAGTATTGCCCGTGACCCCTAAGGTGGTTGACAGGGTGGCGGATGTCAGCGTGGTCGCGCCCGTGACCCCCAATGCGCCGCCCACGGTCTCGGCGCCAGTCACGGTCAGCGCCCCGCCCACGGTCGTTGCATTGATGGTCGATGGCAGCATGTCGGCCGTGATCGAGCAAAAATCAGGGACAGCCGACGACCCTGTGCAGTTGCCGAATACTTTGTTCGCCGATTGGGCGATAAACGCTCCGGTTAACGTGCCCGAGGATGTGATCGGGCCGCCGGTGACAAGAAACACTGACGAGGGCAGAGCCAGATCGACGGACGAGACGGAGCCGGTGCCGTTGACGTAAATCAGAAAGCTCTCGCTGTACGTGAATCCCGCGCCTGCCGGAGTCGATTCCTGAATGATGTACGAGCCGGACGGCAGGAAAATCGAGTAGAACCCGTTGGCGTCGGCGGCGATGGGGTTGCCCAGAGATGTGGTGAGCGCCGGATCAGCGTACGTATCGGCGATCAGGGGAGAGCAGGGCGTTCCCGTTGCGGTCGAGGCGCAGACACGGACGACGGCGTAGGGGATGACCTGACCGGAGCCGCCATTTGCGACCGTGCCGCTCACGACTTGCCTGACGATATTGCCGCCTTGACCAAACGCAAACGAACTAACCAGCAGCAACAGCAGTAGGGCATTTACGGTGCTGAACCGGGTTTTCGATGCCATCTTGGATCTCCTTCGACTGGAACACTGCATCTTCATAGTCCAGCCATTGACCACATTTCGCGCATAAACTCGATTGCCGCCTGCGTTGCTCGCCGATGGCTTCCTGTCGCAAATAGCGGCCTTCGGCGTTCCGCCTGTATACACTGACGCCATCACGAGTCTTGGTGGCGCGAGGATGATCGGCGCGAATGGATGGCTTGGTAAAGCGGACGCGACGGGCTCGCATATCCAGAGTTTAGCCCAATGCGGGCTTGACAACAACCGCTAACCGTGAATCGGGCATGAGCCAGGCTGGTTAGCCGACTCGCTGGCTCGGAAACAGGTTCTCGATATACGTACGTAGGTAAGACGTGGCTCCTATTGCCTGCTCGAATCCACGGGCGCTGCTTTCATCGACATCGTAATACTCGCACACGCCCCCTTTTTGAAAGTAGATGGTGAGCGTCTGCGTCTCGGGATCGTAAACAACTTGACTGATATTCGTGGACGGAGGATGCGCGATAATTTCTTGAGCCATAGCTGCCTCAATTGTATACTCATTTTGTGGGCCGTCCCGAAAATGCCGTCCTCCCCGCCAATCTTGCTCGGGCCCTGAACGTTCCCGTACAGGTCATCCGCGCGCTGGCCTCGCGAGGTTATCTGCGGGTGGTGCGCGGGGCATGGCAGATTTCGAGAATCGGCAAAATAGTGCGCGACCCGGACGGCCTCATCCACTGGCCGATCGTGCAACTGTCCAAGGTGAAACGCAGGCTGGGCAACCTGTCGCCGTACGAGTTGGAGAATTTGTGCCGCGACAACAAAATAGCCATTTACCACGACAAGGTGCTGGGGCCGATCATCAACGCCCGCGAGCTGAACAGGATTCTGAAGATATTGCATCTCAAAAAGTATCAGTCGCCAATCGATCGCGTGGGGATGATGTTCTGGCTGGCGGGGCTAGAGTCGCCCGATCCTCATAAGATGCCCGCGTTCAATAAGCGGGCGGAAATGGAGTTGATCCGAATCGCCAAGTTGCGGGAGCCCATGAGGACCGAGCAGGCGATGAGATTTGTACTGCGGTGGAGGGACGCCGAGACCATTGCGAAATCAATACTCGGGGCGAGCGTCGATCAGGTAATAGCCGCGGACAGGCAGAGGAAAGCCGCGTGGTTGAAGAACAGAGTAGAGGGGATCGTTGGGGTGAAGGGCATAATCGACGACCGGGATGGCGACCAAACTAATCGGGCTAGTCTGGCTAGTCCTCTTCAGGTTCAGGCTCAACCGGGACTGGCTCAGACTCGATCATCTCAGTCGTCTCGCCCAGCGCCTGCGCGATCTCCATCAGGCGAGCGTTCTGAATCTGCTCGAAAACCCAATCCGTCGGCTCATCCAAAAGAAATCCACCATCCATCGCGGACTGCCCGGCAGTAAAGATGACCGTCTGGTCACCATCCGAGACCGGCCTGATGACCGCGATGTGTTCGGTGTTGAAGTAGTCGTCGCCGAGTAGTAACCACATAAGAGATTAACTGCTCTGTTTTGTCATTCTGGCTGAGGTGAGCATGAACCTCAGAGCATCCGGTCATCCCGCCATGAACGGGAATCGCGGCATCTAAGCGGAAGGCATGCCCTCAACCGCTCAGTTCTCGTCGTACTGAACTCATGATCGTCATGGTGTGGGCGCAACTTTGCCTTTCATCGCCGCCTGCATCACCCTCTGCATCTGCTCCTTGGTCAGCACATTCTCGAACTTTTGCAGTGGAGGCGTCGGCTCTCCGCGCTCGGCGATGGCGATCAGACGATTGGCGATGCCGTTCTGGATGCCAGTTTTCTCGACCGGAGTAAGCGCCGACATATCCGCGGCAGTAACCGGAATGGCAGCTTTGGCCGTTTGTTTCCCAACAATCCGGTTCAGTATTTCCGGAGCTAATTCCCCGCCCGCAGTCCATCCAAGGAACGGATGACGGAACGGCCCTGGCATGAGGCTCCCTACGACTCCTCCCGTCAGCTTGCCTATGATTCTGGCTACTGCAAGCGATACCCTGCCCGCCTTTGGCAATTTAGTGCTGGGGCGCTCCACGGGTTTCAATTCTACCCGTGCAGAAGACGTTTGAGGCGCGGTTGCGCTTGGTGGTAACGGTTTTTTCCCCGGATACTCAGGCATGATCGGTGCAGGTTCCGACTTGGGAGGCTCGGTAGGCGGAGTCTCCTTCGGAACCGTTACCCTCTTAGCTGCACTGGCGGCTGCCTTGGCCTCGTCCGCGATCCGGAGCGCCTTGCCGAGCAGTGACGTATCGGCACCGTATTGCTAGT